GAATCACGCTCCATTGAAAGTCCCTTCATTAAAGGTCCTTGACAGATCTTGACGCACTCGCGCACATACGTGAGTGCCTTCTTGTCTGTCAGATTGTCTACAGTATAGGTTGCCGTGCGTCCGCGAAGTTTCGGACGACCATATTTTCCCATATAGACCTCAACAAACCGATCAATATTTTTATCAAGGGACTCAATCACTCCGTCTGTCGCCTTGTGACGAGCATATGAAAAAGTCTGCCAGTGATAGAGTTTGATTTGATCCCTCATTGTGAAAAAAAATTGTACGTGGTCGGCACTCATTCTACCGTAGGCTCTAGAAAAAATGTGCTCTTTCTGTCGTTTACTTAACATAAACTATAGAGTTGTTCATACTCCTGAAAACTGTCCGTACACACGTGCATGTTATTGCTCCTATTGTTCTAAAAATGGACATACAACGACACAATGTCCTTACGGCACGTGTACACAGACAACCGCATCTTGCCATGTCCCGCTGAATCAATCAGTTATGTATCCTCCAGTTTTGGAAGTTCTTGATGATAAGAAGAATATTGATGCCTACTTACTCGCATACGGTGAAACGAATGCGGGAAACCATGAAAAGAGTAAACAGAAGTTGATTGAACTCTTCAAGAATAGGGATCTCCTTGTGAACTTGTTTGGCTCTCCTGTGGTTCAACTCCGATTCCTTGATCCACAGACAGGAATAGAATCTCATCATAAGGTAGATGGCAAAAAGAAGACAAACAAAAAGACGAAGCCGGCGCCGTTTGACTAAACGACGGGCGACTCGTCGCAGTCAAAAAGGTGGATCTGTTCCGTCAGATCGGTTTCCTAGAGGAAGTATCGTAAGTGTCCGTCTTGATGACGAATCTCCTTTTGTTAGTATGATGCTTGAAGATGCTGAAAAGGACTTTATCGCGGCCGCGGTTTAGAGAAGTATTTCATGTTTCTGCTAGAGTAGAATGGGTTCCGAGGAGACAAATAGTTTTGAAAATACTCTATTGCTAGAGTCCTACGCACCTGCGAACTTTCCAGACTCCGAGGAAACACGTCCTCCTGAAACATGGCTTGATTCAGGAAGTCAGGCTCCTGCTACACTCTATTCAGCACTTATTAGCAATACTACACTGATTCATTCAAAGGCAGTCCGTGACAGACATAACATGCCTGTTGTCTACGCGACAGCCTGGAAACGGAAGGTGCGTGATCTTTTTGTCAAAGGAAATGAGACAGTTCTCGGATTTTTGGCGAAGCCGTTAGCATCCCATCCTACACTGGGTCAAACAGAACAGTTGATTCGTCGCTACAGTCGTCTGGAGACTGTCCGTGAACATAATCCTAACATGCTTCTGAAAGATATTGTCACAGATCTTTCAGGTGAGAATCGGTTTGACTTCATTGAATCTAAGTTCGCCAAACATCTTGGAGGTACAAGTACTGATTTTGTCAAGCAAGTTGACGACCTCTATGCAACGTATCGCGAAGTTCTTGAAGAGATTGTTACAAATGACGTAAAACTTAAGGACAAGTTAAATGTTCTGGATAAGATTCAACCGCGGCTGAAAATGCTGCTGGACTTGGATTCCACTGCCGATACTCAAGAACTTGAGACAAAGATTGAGGCCTATTTGAAAAATGTCTACGAGCAGAATAATCCCGAGGCGGAGTATACAAAAAGTCTATCACTCTACAAAAAGTTTCTAGTTCTGAAGGACCTCGTTGGAATGGTCCGTCTATCCAGTTCCGCAGATCGTGAACCGATTTGTGGAATCTGTCTCAATGAGACGGTCATGTTTGCTCTTGTTCCGTGTGGACACACCTTCTGTGAGGCATGTTCTCGTCGTCAGGTCATCTGTTACATGTGCAGAACCCAGTGCCGTGAAAAGGTTAAGATTTTTTTTACTTAGGCTACTATAGATGGGCGCAACACACTCTACCGAGTTAACTACAAGAGAACTAAAAATAGGGTCTCGGTATAGATATTATTTCTACGATAAACCTGCTACTAAATGTGAGACTTTGAAAAGTAAGCGTTTAGTAAGAGGAAGAAATAGAAATACGTATGTATTACGCTGGAAAAACAGTAAAGGACAGGTACAACTCGGAACAAGTACGAGAAGTTATAGACCATGTAGGAACTCTACAAGAAAGAAGAAGTGATGATTTTTTACTTAAGGGGAGAATGCATATTCTGAATAATCGGCAACTTATGAATCTCAATATGAATACCCTTCTCAATGTAAAGACGTGATAGGCCCGATGCTGCCTCAGGAACATCCACTTCATTGCAGCCCATCTGTCCAGGATTTTCCTCTAGCCAGTCTAACTCCGCTAGTATAGCCTCCTTGTGTTTGGCCTTCACAGCAGCCACCGCATCCGCATAGGCTTTGTAGGCGACCAGATACGGATCTCCATTTTCAATGACAACATAGATTGTTTCCATTGTAACTGTCTGTAAAAATAAGAGTTTTTTTGGTGTTTCAAATTTTTGGTTTTTGTTTAGTCACCATCCTTGAGAGTGAATAGAACTTCCTCAAAGTCCTGTGGAGCCTCCTCCTCTACGGAAATCACGTCACGAGCCCAGGATCCGACCAAGGGTGAATCTCCGTGATAATCTCCGCCACCGCGACCATTTCCCTCAGCCGTTAAGACAGGCAAAGGATGTAGTCTCATATTACCCTCATCCTTCGGAACCTTTGACTTATCCACGTAGAGGCGCTTCGTGTGATTTACCACGAAATTGTAGATCGTTGTAAGCTTTTCCTGAGGAACAATCTCAGTATACTCGCCGCACATGTGATGGAGATTCTCCTCATGATCAGGATCAGAATCCGCGTAGTCTCCTGCCCAGACTATGCGTGACTTGTGGAACTGCTGTCCTGGAGTCAGGGCAAACTCAAAGGTGCTCACAAAGTTATTTCCAATGAAGGAATGTTCCATGAGTTTCAGACCATTTCCGTAGCGATGCGCCTGCATCCATGCAAGAATCTTTCCATCCTCACTCAAAAAGATAGGGTAGTAGTACTGTCCCATTTTTTTCTTGTTTGTAGTTAGTTTTTTTATTATTGGTTTACCGTTTTCAAATTTTTTCACGCATCATCCTTCCATGTGAGAATCGTTCCATTCACTGCACGCACCGTCATGAGATTCTTAAAGGTTGGACGGCCCGTGGCCCAACCATCAATGCCCTTGAGACAATCAACCACTGCGCTTGTGCCAAAGAAGGAGTGCTCAATCACAGGACCCTTGAATCCGTGTCCGAGAGTGCAACACAAGACGCCTTCTACATTCACGATGTGACCCAGGTCCAGGACCAAATTGTAGACTGTGCTGACGAGCCGCTCGGAATAGAGTGCAATGGATCCAGGAAACACCCAGTTGCCGTCCTGAAGGATCGGATGCCATGGTGTAATGCAGAGCTTATTAATCTGCGACATCGGCTGAGACTTCTTCTTGGAGCCACAGGTCACGAGAGCGACAACATTTGCAGGACCCGCAGGTGTCCAGACACTGTATCCGGGCTGAATGTCCTTGATCGGAATCGCGGAACCGTCTGCAAGCTTCACATTACAGTCACCCTGAAAGCAGCCGCCACTCTGACTGTGAAACACACTCATACTCTGCGGCGTGTTGTATGCCCCACCACCTCCGCCTCCGTATCCACCGCCAATCCGATTCTCGCGCTTCTGAGCCGACGGAATGGGTGGAGGCAGAGCACCAAAGATCTCCTCCGCCTTTGCCTGCGTCGTATGGAAGAGAGAACCTCCATAGATCTGCAGACCAGGATCCTTGAAGTTCATGCACTGTTGAAGTTGCTGAGCCCTCAGATACGATCGCATGTAATGCTCACCCCACTTCTTGAAATAGGTGGGAGCCATGCCAATCTGACCCTCATTCGGATCCGAAGACGTAATGTCCTTGATCATGGCATCCACAAGAGTGTCATCCACCGTACGCTGCTCAGACATATTCTTAGCGAGGACGACGAGTCCTGCCGCGGCCGCCTTTGGATCCATCTTGGCGATGGATAAGGCACTCTTGATTCCATTCATGTAGAGACGATAGGCCTCCGCATAGTCAGGAACTGAAACTTCTTCTACGTCCACGCCAAGCATCTCATCCGCCGCAAGCTCTACAAAGTAATCGCGCGGCTGTCCGTACTGAATGGGACCCATTTTGATCATCTCCTTAGTGCCGGCAACGGACCCATTGTGAAGAGCAGTCGCAAGCACAGTCGCGATGAAGTTAATGAAAACCGTGCCGACCATCGTGCAGTCAGGAATGAATCCAAAGAGACCACCCCCCCACTCGGAAATGCCTGCAAGCAAGGCACTGTCTAGATTATAGCCAAAGCCGAACGTATGGAGACTCCAGGGATTTGCGACACGGAGTGTGGCGAGTGCAGGAAGAATGCCACGCGGCGGATTCACGTTGCTGATGCCGTCTGTGAGAAGCAGAGCCACAATGTGACGACCTGCAAGTTCAGGCGCAGATGCCAGAATGGCCGCTTGACGGATGCCATCATAGATGTTCGTCTGGCTGTCAGGCTGAATCGTATCCAGTGCCGCCGATACACGAGCACGACCCGTGTCCGTCATGAGTGTTGGTGCGATCACTGCACTGGCGTTTGTACTATACTTCACGACGGCAATCATATCATTCGGATTCAGTGTGGCCGCCATGGTCCGAATGGCATGCTTCACAAGATCCATACGTGTATACCCGAACGACTCTGCCGCATTGTCGTCAGCTGTCTCCGCCATAGAACCTGAGTTGTCCACGATTGCGATGAGAACCACAGGCTGACGCTCTCCCTCGACAGGAGGCGTGGCGGTAATGTGGAGAATACGCTTGTTATCTGTGGTGTAAACCTTGCGCTTCACAATGACCTCCGCATTCTTGAAGATAGCAGTCTGCTGTGCAGCGCTATTCTGCGGATGTGCAGTCAGATAGTCCTGAATCGTATTCCTCAGAGCAATGTTCGGAATCAGATCCGTGCTGTACAAATGAGCACCTGTCTTAGGGCTGATCGTGCTCTGCTCAAACCAATGAGTAATGGCGGAACGCTCATACGAGTGTCCATCCGATGCGATCACGGGGTCACGCATCAGAGAAAGGGTAATCGGGCAAAGCCAGTCGTTCTGAATTGCGGCAGCCATTATAGTCTTTGTGTTGCTTGGTTTTAACAACGTACGGGCCTCAAATTTTTTTGCATAGACACTATTCAAAAAAAAGTAGTTTAGAGTTTAGCCTTTTGTACTGTAGGCCTTTAGAAATCCGCATTCGTCGCAAACGTCATTTGCTCACGATCCTTGCCCACCGTCGCCTTCGCATACGTACTCACGCGCTTCTCAAAGAAGTTGTCCTTATTCTCAAGTGACATGTTCTCCATGAAGGTGAACGGATTCGTCGCACGATACACCTTCGGATATCCAAGTTGCAGCAACAGACGATCGGCCACAAACTCAATGTACTGGCACATGAGATCCGCGTTCATTCCAATCAGCTCACATGGCAGCGCCTTCGTGATGAAATGCTTTTCAATCTTTACCGCCTCACGAATAATCTTGTGTACCTTCTGCTTCGGCAGACGATTCACGATCTTACTGTAGAGTAGACATGCGAAATCCGTGTGAATGCCCTCATCGCGCGCAATGAACTCATTGCTCAGAGTCAGACCAGGCATAACGCCCCGCTGTTTGAGCCAGAAGATCGCGCAAAAGGCTCCACTAAAGAAGATTCCCTCTACCGCCGCGAAACCAAGAAGGCGCGTGGCGAAATCCGCATCAGGATGATCAATCCACGTCATGGCCCAATCAGCCTTCTTCTTAACCGCAGGAATCGTCTGAATCGCCTTGAGAATCTGCGTCTTCTCTTCCTTATCCTGGATGTAGGTGTCAATGAGGAGTGAATACGTCTCTGAGTGCACAGCCTCCATCAGATTCTGACAGGCATAGAAGAACTTCGCCTCGGGGATCTGGATCTCACGCATGAAACGAGAAGCCAGATTCTCCATGACAATACCGTCAGAGCCTGCAAAGAATCCGAGAATGTGCTTGATAAAGTGGCGCTCATTCGCGGACAACTTCTCCCAGTCCTTCACGTCCTTGGAGAGGTCAATCTCCTCAGGAGTCCAAAAGACAGCCATGTGCTGCTTGTACTTTGACCACAGATCATGCTGCTTCAGAGGAAAGATGACGAATCGGTCCTCAGTAGCCCTGAGCATCGGTTCAGGCATCGGAGGAGGGATCGGCTCAACGGCCTCGTGTGCCGGAGTCTCATCTGCAACCGTCGCAGTAGTGCCTGTAAGTACGCTACTGGGATCTGTATTGACAGATGCCTCATCAACCTGCTTTGCCAGAGTTAAATCAAGAGCAGGCAGTTCATCAACAGGACTCTTCTTTGCACGACGTAGAGGAGACTTGGTGGTCTTCTCCATTTTTGCTTGCTTTACCGTATTCTGACCTAAGAAAGATGTCTCCATTAGAACTTGTTTAGTAAGTTCACAGGAGTTCCATTCAAATTTGATGTATCCCTGCTTAGATCCTGATAAAACTGCTTTACCTTAGCATGTGTGATAAATGCGGTTTTTTCTAAGTCCCAGATGTATAAAGACTCCAGGCTCCTGACACGACTGAGTGCTACATAGGCCTGTCCAGACTCAAATGTATTATGGCCTATGTCAATCAATGCGGAATCAATAGTCGCTCCCTGCGACTTATGAATCGTCATTGCGTAGGCCAGAATGAGTGGAACCTGAGACCTATTTACACCTGGAAGAAAGTCTGATTCCCAGGAGGCAAGTGCGATCGGAATCGCGGCACCAGAACGGAACTTAACGATCGGATAATGAAGTTCCGTGGTATCAAATCCAACCACAATCCCACGACTGCCGTTGACAAGCCCTTCTGCCTGGTTCAGATTTGTGATTAACATCACCTGGGCTCCTATGGCAAGAACAAGTTCGGCCGAATACGGAGCATCGCGGTCCAACTTATCCGTTGCCTGTTTCACTCGTTCAGAGTCAAGAGACTCTGTACACTTAACTGGATCCTTTGTAGTCATTGCCTTATAGATTCTACGATCTGTCTTGAGTGCTTTGAGGTTTGTTTGATTGACATGATCCACCTCGGCCTTGCGACTGAATAAGAGTGTCGGCTTGATTTCTAAGGTCTGCCAAGGAAGTCCCTGACGTGACTTGAGGACAGCAATAGACTCTTTACTCAACTCTCCGTGACGTGCCTCTTGAAGGATTTTCTGAAAGACTGGGTCTGTTTGCCGAATGATCTTTGTCAGTTCAACGGCATGAGGAACAATCTGCTTCCAGAGAGGTGATTCAAAGACAAATACGGTCTCCTCATTCCCCGCACCTTTATTGACTGGAGGAAGTTGAAAGAAATCACCGACGAAAATACACTGAATTCCTCCCATCGGTGCAGACGACTTCCGAACTTCCTTGGCAATGGCATCCAACTTCTCAAGAAGTTCCACGGACAACATGGACACCTCATCCAGAATAAGTGTATCGGTGACTCTCCATTGTGTCCGAAGTTTCGTAGTCTTCTTGATCATCTGTGCAAGAGATGATGCAGGTTCACGTCCTAGGCCAATCCCTGCCCACGAATGAAGAGTCTTTGCTTTGCGTCCTAGAAGCAACGCAGCGCATCCTGTCATAGCGGTGATTGCGACCGATCTGTCTCGTGCTTCCAGTTCAGAACGCATACGTTCAAGTAAATGACTTTTGCCTGTACCCGCTTGTCCAGTCAGTAAAATGGATTTCCCCGACATGACTACATCAAGTGCTCGCTGTTGTTCTTCGTTTAATGACATTGTAATAAGGTACCAGAACTATAAAAAATCAAATTTGTTTATGCGCTACTGAAAGACACGTGGTAAATGCTGTAGAACATCGGTCCATGTGTATGTGGTTGGTTCAATCATAAAGAGTACCGCTTCGCTAGGGCTCAACTGAATCGTCCTTGCCTCGAGTGAAATGCGTCCTTCCTTGGCGGGAATCTTGAGAAACTGATCTAGAAACTCCTGTAGTCTACAGGGACCTTTGAGAGTATGTTCTTCAAACCATGCCGCAGCGTGAGGCTTGGGTTGAAGAGGTTTTTCACTTAGAGCTTTTGTTGTAATGCGCTTACTCACCGATTTTAAGTTGTTACGGAGTGTCGTTGCCTCTGAGGATACCGTATCAAGGATTCCGTAGATCTGTTTAAACGTATTCGTCGACTGCGGTGTATCCAGATCAGATAGACCCGAGGAAGACGATCTTGAGGAGGATCGTGTAGTACGTGACATTCTTTTTATGTCTTTTTTGAGAGTGTGGTTAGTCAAATTTTTAGCCTATGGCGTAAGTGTCATTGTTCGGCGAGTGTATGTGCAAGACGACTCAGAGGGTGATGAAACTCTGCCCATAAGAACCATGGTTGATCAGACCCTGACTTGACACTTACAATCCAATGTGGGGGAATGAATACAGCGGATCCTTGACGGACTTTAATGTCAACAAACTTTATTTCGCCAATCAAGGGGGCCTCTGCTCTCTTTATATCCTGAAATGCCTTGCCTCTCCAGACTTTCGGTAAATAGGTTTCAGAACTTTCAGGCATTACACTCAGAACTAGATCTCCTTGTGTTGGAAGTACTAACGTGCTGTAGGCAGTGGTTTTCCGAAGTCCCTTGTCTCCAATGGACACTTCCGTACGAATAGAAAACAGAAACCGCTTCCAGTCAGAATCTAGAACTTTCGGAAGCCAGGTTGTCTCCGTCCATGTTTTGATGCGGGTATAGTCCGCTAGAGTTTCTGAACTTTTCGGATAGTACAACGGAAGGCTCAGGGCAGCGCCACTCGCAATCTCAATCAGTTGATGAGGACCATAAGGTGCTGTATGTATCCGTGGTATTTCCTTGACTGTCTGTGGTGACCAGAGTTGAACAGGAGGCAGAGATCGGACAACCACGAAACTCTGTTCCGTTAATAAAGTCGGAAGCTTATCTAGTTGATTGGATTCAATCTGTAAAATATCAAAGTCTTCAAGAGCCTGTTTATAGAAAAAAATGGCCACAAAGAACACAAAGGCTAAAATCAATATATATTCTATCATTTATGTGGGCCTTACCCTTCCTTCTTCTGGCTTCGGGACATTAGAACTGATTAAGACGCACGAGTAGATACGGGATTCCTCATCATCATTTGAACACGATGAATCGGACTCGGTTCAACAATCACTGCCTCTTCACCAATGGTTGTCTTTTTCGTTGTCTGTCTCCAGGAAGCGAGGCGGGGTGTATCATTCAGTTGAGCCGATACGATTCGGAAACGGATTGCAAGAGCTATGATTCCAACGACGGCGAGTGCACCTCCAATCGCTGCTCCAATAATGGAACCTGCTGAGACGGGTGCTGCAGGTGGAGCAGCTTGACCGGTGATACCAACTGCTGCAATCGGTTTAGGAGAGGATGAATCCGTTGGGCCTGGAGTTTCTGTAGGAGTCACGGAAGGAGACGCACCTATACGCAGAGTCGGAGTAGGGCTTGGCGTCGGTGTTGCTGTGACCGATGGTGTAACCGACGAGGTGGCTGTAGGTGTATAACTAATAGAGGGTGTACGACTCGGGGTACGTGAGGACGTGGCTGAGTTAGATACGGAGGCACCTGGAGAAAGCGTCGGTGTCGGTGTATCTGTGATCGTGGGTGTTCCTGTGGGTGTGGCTGAAGGCGTCGGTGTTCCTGTCGGCGTCGGCGAGGGTGAATGAGTGGATGTAGGAGTTGGTGTAATAGAAGGAGACGGCGAAGGATCCGTCACGGCGGCCGGATGACCAGCGAGAGAAAGTTGCATTGCAAGACCATCTCCTCCTAGATCAATCGTATATGGAGTGGCGCCGCACGGCTGTGCAGTAGGACCATGCTCTCCCAGAAAGAAGTAAGGGATTCCAGGGCGACCATACGGAACATCAAAGACACAATGCTGAGGCGGCGGAGGAGGGACTCCTGCGAGAGGTGGCGGAGGTGTCTGCCATGAGAACGGCTGTATGAGAATCGTATAGTTATGACCGGATACAACACCCCACAGAGAGGTATTTACATTGAAAGGAATGAGTTCATCCGTACCTGGTTTTGCGGCCACTAGATCCGTGATCGTGGTCAGAACCGACGATCCAACTTGCGCAAGTGCTGGAAACGTACGTAAGACAAAGCTGATTCCACAGGTTTCCTGTGCAGGGCGACTGTATACGCCAATCGTCATTGAATCTACAATGCCTGTCTGTGCCGCCTGGAACTTTGCCGCACCAATATGACACCGATTTTCCACTGTATTGTTTACATAGCCGAGAGTGTAGTTTCCTACGGGTGTCAAACGCGTTGTGTCCGTGAAGATAAGTGGACCATTTCCTGTGGATCCTTGTGCACATGATAGTAGTGGTAGAAGAGCGAGAAGCAAGTATCTGAACATTCTGACTTGGCGAATATTTCTTTTTTATTTGATATCAATTTTACTGACTTAGAGATTCACCGTTATCTGTATACAATGGGAGACACAACTCTACAGTTTCCTCTTCGCAAACAAGTCCTAAATGATGAACAGTTCCGTGCCGTCACCCGAAATCCTTACTCGCATCAGCGGATTCTGGCTTCAGCCGGATCAGGAAAAACAACCACATTAACAACACGGATCGCATGGCTGATTCAAGAACATTCTGTTCCACCTGAGGCGATTGTTCTTGTGACCTTTTCACGGAATGCCGCCAAACAAATGAAACAGAGAATGGAGAGCCTGTTAGGTCATATTAACCTATCCGTGGGAACCTTCCATTCGCTTGCACGCGGTCTTCTAAGTCGCTTTCAGCCCGACGTTTTAAAGAAACTTTATTTCATTGATGAGCTTGTCATCATGGGAACCACGTGGTTGACGACTGAAAAGGGGCGCAAATGGGTGGGAGGAATCCGATACATTGTTGTGGATGAGTTTCAAGACATCAATGCGGCTCAATGGAAAATGATTGAAAAAATGATGCATCCTGGAGCCTATTTGATCGTAGTGGGCGACGATGCTCAGAATATTTACACGTGGCGTGGTTCGGATGTGGGTTTTTTGATGGAGTTGCATACCAAGATTCCATCGTTAGTAGACGATCAGCTTCGGAAAAACTATCGCTCATCATCGGCCATTATTGCCGCGGCCAATGGAGTTCTTCGTCATATTCCAAGTCTTCCATGGAAAAAATCCATGTTGGCACAACGATCTGGTGGTGGAAGACCAGAAGTTCATTTTTTCTGGAGAGCCTGTGACGAGATTACATGGGTTCTTAAGAAGATAAAGGAAGTTGAGTTAGTCCATCCTGAATGGACCTTCGCTGTCATGAGTCGGACAAACTCAGATCTTTTTCGGTTTGAAGAAAGTCTTCAGGCGGCGGGTCGTCCGTATCGGATTCGGGATATTTTTGAAGAATATGATGGAGGCGAAGGCCCTTCCTCATTAGATCTAGTAACCCTCCACGCTGGAAAGGGACTTGAATGGGATTGTGTGTTTCTGATCGGATGCAATGATGACTCCTTTCCTGCGAGAAAGGGACCTGCAGAAGTCATTAATGAACGCAGGCTTTTTTATGTGGGTGTTACACGTCCGCGAGAGGCTCTGTATTTTTCCTATACGAAGAAAGAACAGGCGTTGAGCCGATTTATCCGAGAAATCCCATCCACTCGGCTTCTGTATATGGGTCTTGCTCGGTACACATTAAGTGATATAGATCGCGCAGAAGGAAAGCCGCGACTCATGGATCTATTGAGTGCACTTGACGGCGATCGTTTACAACAACTTCGCGGAGAAGGATGTTTTGATGCGATTGACCGAGTCCACTGGAAAACAAGTTCGCTCTTTTCAGGTGCTTTATGGACGGTTCCAGCCTGGGCCTCGCGATACGATAAAGGTGGAGATTTCTATCGTTTTTTACGTCTTTGGGTCTATCGCTACATATGGAAAACAGTTGGAAAAGAAGAACCATTTCATGAGCCGTCGCTTGAAAGACTGATCTTTACACTGCGTGTCTATGCGGAGGAACGTGAGTTTTTTGAGACATGGCGCACAGAAGTCTTGGAAATGTTGCATGTCTGGTTTGGAACGACACAGTCCGAACCTCTTGCAGTTGAGTATCACGCCGTAAAGGCATGGGCCGATGGAAAAAATCTGTTCTGGTCCGTTCAAGACATTGTGAAGGCGACGACATTGTTGGCAAAGTTACGAGGACAGTTGAGGCCGTTGCGCTTTGATTCCTATGATCTGAATGAGTTTCGAATCGGATCATCACGTTATATGGTCCCGACGGAATGGAGAGCAGAAACGTTACGATCATGGCGGCGTGTCAGCAATGTCGCGCTCGGATGGCGAGAAGTTCTCGTGGATCTATGGCGCCTCGGAGCATTGAGTCTCTGTGCAGAAGGACGGAATGCTGCTCTGTATCGTGTGCAAGAAATGAGCGAACATTTACTTGGACCGGAACTTACAGAGTTTCTTGAGGAACTTGAAGTGTCACTTGCTCCATGGCTTACGGGGCGCGCGACGGATACACAGTTCGGACTTGAGGTTGTCATGAATGATCTATATGTGGATCAACTTGATCTAATAGAAAATGGAGTGTTCTGGAGGATTTGTACGGAGGCAAGTGTGGGTGCATTACAGATCTTAGAACTTGCTGTACGGGCATCACTTGTTCGGAAGGAAGGCATTCCGTTACATGGAGTTGGATGGATATTACCTCTTGAAGGGACCATTGTTCAGATAGACTTACCTGAACAGTGGGACATAGATGTGAGTAAAATCTTAGAAATCTGAGTAGTTCTTTGTAGGGAATGCACGCTTTACGGAGGCGGTTGCAGCAGCTTGGTTCGCAGCGACCAGAGTGGCAGTTGCGGCCTGCGCGGCAGCCGCCGCCGCGCGCCCCTCTGCTGTCATCGGAGCATTCTGATACACAGATTGTTGCTTGGGTTGTTGGAGATTCATAACAGTCGGTTTCGGCTTTGGCACGCTAGGCTCAGCAGTCGCAGGACGGAATCGGGTAATCTCCTTCGGCGCGTACCGATCCTGCTTTGTCGCATTATTGAATAAACGCGTAGATTTATCCATGTTCATGATATCCACTTGCTCACGGCAATCATATGGACCCGTGCGGAGCAGAGCCTGCGGCATCGCAAGTTCATTAATAAACTGTGTGGTCGGCTGGCGACGGTCCGGGATCAAGGTACGCTGTTGGAACATATCACCTGTACGAGAAGGCTCATATTGCTTTGTCTCACAGGTTCCAAGAGGACGATCAAGGCGACGAGTCAATGATTCTTGATCAATGTGTTCCGACCACCGCTGAGGCGGAACACGGCCGGCTTCGCCTCCTGAAGGAAATACAACGGAATCCGGGACTTGGGGTAGACGTTCAACAGGTCCGGTTGTTTTGTATTCCATGCAGACTCGCGTCCATGGGCGAAAATCTAGAGGAAGGCCCACGTGTTGTCCAGGAACAGTCAGTTTGTAGACCATCGTGGGATCCCAGTGTGATTTAATCGCAACGGGAGGATAAAAAGGAGTTGTTTTTGAGCCCTGTATCGGATATACCTCCACAGGAGTTCCTCGCTGACGAGGATAGTTTGTAGGCGGAACTGCTTCCATTGTCTACCAAGGTACGAGTTTTATATCTTTGGAAGTGTGGACGCTGCGGATGCCTGCATCACTTGCTCGGTAATCTGAACAACTGCATTCCAGTCACAATCAGCATTATTAATCTGTATATTGTTCGCATCTACCCACTGAAAGGTGAGACGATCAATCGAACTTACAGGTGGATTGAAACTAATCGTATTTTGAATCATGGTCTGAGCAAAACTTCCGAAGTTTGCCAACAATAGTTTCGCAGCGTATTGATTTGTTTGCCCAGTCGCATCCGTCGTGATAGAATGATCCTCAGGAGCACTCGAATCCATGCGATTCATCGTTAGTTCTTGATTCATCTTCAGATAGATAAAATCATCAAGAATCTTGAAGAAACTTGATGCACGCTGAATGGTTGTATAGGATGTATCTTCCTTTGTAAATCCAAGATTCCATCCAAGACCCCATTCATCCTTGAGAGTTGCGTACTCTGGATTGAGGCCACTTTTGAACAGAATGGAAAATAACAGCGGATCGGTGAATCGTGTGCGATTCAGCACATAGTTGGGTAAAATACCTGACAAGTTGACCCTAATATAGCGAGAAACCGTTGTTAATGTATTAGATGTAATGGCTGAAAGAAGTTGTGAGTTTGATGTTCCAGTATTATAAATACCTGCATACTGTGTTATAAAATCACCAAATCCTTTGAAGGTATAGTTTGATCCAGGAAACCCTGCGATTCCATTGGAACCGAATGCCTTTGACCCTATAAAGGAGTTATTAAAGGACTGTAGAACATTAAAATAGGTCTGGTTATATAAGGCATTTGAGTTCTGTAGAACAGTTACGGTTTCATTTGAAATGTCAACCAGTGGAATAAATCCGAAATCGTACCGAGCAGGAATATAAAATCGCGTGAGACATTTGAAGTTTTCTGTAGGCGATACACCACGAATGGCTAGATACGAATAGCCCACATCAGGTGTTGGATTTGAGGTGTTTCCTTTATAGGGTTCAAGAATAATGTCAGGTATATAACTGTAAAAGTTGTATCCAGAACTAATATCATAGAACTTAAAGTTTTTACTTGTTTCTTGACCGAACTTACCAAAAAGATCATTTGACATGGCTGTGAAGTTGTCATAGTAGAACATAGCAGTATGAGGATAGGATGGATAGTTTGAAAGATCAATTGTGTTTGTAATCGGTGTTGATGTGTTTGCTTGTTTGTGAAGAACAATCTTCACTGTTGGATACATCACTTGCCAGATTGGATTGGCTTGATTAATCGTATCATTTCCGACTTGACTGTTTCCCCAGACAGGAGCAGAGAGTAGAACTGTGGCCGGTATTGGCGTAGCAAGTATACTTAAATCAGACAAGGTCTGAACTCCGTACCCATAGATGACATCCGCATCCGTATCCGTTCCATTTACGAGAAAGTAATGGAATGATCCATCACTGCCGTTTATATACTGTGCAACAGAGATGCGAACTGTATACGTTGTTAAGGGCGATCCCCTGGGTAGAATCGGTAGACGAAGATCAATAGAAATCGTAGGAAATGTGTAGGAAATCGTAACGCTGTAATAATACCCATTTAGGTCAAGTTCGTTTGCAGGATTTGATAAGAATGCATTGATCGTGTTTTGATCCCATGATCCAGGAATCGTAACCCAGCGTTTGACAGTGTCTGTAGACGCAGGTGGGGCTGTAACGGTATGCTGTTCTTTGAACTCGGCCAATGAGGATACTGGATCATCAATACCACTTACATCAGAATCACTATCTGAATACGGACCATCATCACCTTCTATTTGAACTTCTTGATACCCACGTGATGTGCAGATTAATGTGAGAACCCATTGTCCTTGAATGGCAGAATAGGGCGGTGCTGCAATACTGCCAGGATTTGGAATGGTAAGTTCAATTCGTGTTTTAAAGTTTTGGCTTCCTGAGAGTGTCTTGAAGTTCGGTTGATAAAACTGGGTCTGTGCGGCCTGAAAGAACAGTTGTGGTGAGTTTGCAATCAGATTTGATTTTTTAGAATAACTTATGAACATGTCTGACATAATCGCAGCACTGGTGACATTACTATAGTCGCCGATCGTTTGATTGGATCCTGGAATCGTCATTTGTTGATTGTTAACAGTGAAGTTGATTGATTTTGTTTGATCGGCTACACCTGTGTCCCTAATCACAACGTATTTTCCAGGCATATTGAAATAATAACTTGGTGTTCCAGCCAACGAGCCGTTATTTGTTTGATCGGTTGCGTTCAAGAGTGCATAGGGCGGAACGACGTAACTCGTTCCTCCTACCGTGCTCACACTACGGAAATCAGATCCTTGAGGGATTCGCTGTTGGATATAGAGATTAGAGGTTGCATCTACCCTGATTTGTGAGGCAAAATAGGTTCCTATGTGGAGAGTTGACTTTAACTGAATAGGTATTGAAATCGTCTGGGGTTGGATTGTGCGCACTGCAGTATAGGAGAGAGTTCCAGTTGAACTAACAGGAAACATTGTGATCAGATTGGACTGACCGAGTACATAGATATTCCCAAGCCGATCAGCCGTCCAGTCCAGAAACTTGTTTTGTAGATTGAAGTAATAGGCGCGTTGATCTGACTCAGGAGATACATCCCAATAATAACCTCCTGAATATCCAAAGAATGTCTGGTTCGTATTTGAAAGAGCATTGAAGTTCGTAACGTTGCTTGTATTTCCGTTATAAATGCAGAAATACGAGGATCCACCTGAAGGCCACGATTGAGTCGTGGGATGATTATTTGAAAGTGCGAACTGGAAGATTGCAATGTTTGTATCTGTATAGTGAAACTTTGTGTAGTTGAAGTGTCTGAACGCATTGGATCCCGTTAGTGGAGGAGTACTTGAGAGAATCGTGCCATTTGACAGAACATTTGATAAGAGAATCGGTGTCGTGGAAATCGGTACATTTGAGAGTGTGCCACCGCCAAAGATCATATTTGCAATCACAAACTGCAGAGCATACCGACTACCCACGGTAATCGGTGAGCCGCCATCAAACAGCCCATAGATTCCATCAAGATCTGTTGTACCTGAGTTATTCTGTGTAACCGCTAGACCTTGAGGTACAAGAGGAGTTGCTCCACCGTTACTTAAAACGCTCGGAATAAACGTATTACCCCATCCATAGATACTTGCATTCGGATTATAGAGATTTGAAACAGTTCGTTGAGACAATGTGACTGTGTTAAAAGTCACAGGCGTCGTCGTTTCATTCGTTACATATAGATAGAGGCCGTTACTTGTTTGTGTTAGATCTACTGAGTTTAGAGTAAATATATAACTTCCCTTCGCCATACACATAATCTGGTTTGATAGGGTGTAATAATAGAGACCATTCGTTAGAGTCAGTGGATCTGCACCCTTTTGACTGTAGAGTAATGATGTCTGAATAGGGACAGACTGTTCATAAAAGGATTGATTTACATTTGCATCCGAGGGGAACATCGTGGGATTTAATACATAGTTCGTTGGGGTTGTGAACAACGAGAGAACTGTAAAGATTCCTTTGCCCGTGCCATTGATTGTAAGCCCTGTAACCGTCTGCGCAATATAAAATATATTTGATGCAGTTTTTGTGACTACACCTGTCAAGTTGAATAATGATATTTTATAGTTTGATGTGTTACTTGATGTGATGGTCACATTTGAGAGATTTGAGATAGCGATTGTGTAGCCAGTGACCAGATTGTGTGCACCAGCAGTTGTGTAATAGACTCTACCTGAGAAGTTTGGATCATTGGATGCACTTGTAATGGTCGATTTAGATGGCATAGTGAATAGAGGTGAAACCGCAATTTTTCCATTGCCACCTGTAACGGTTGCACCCGTATTTACGCTAGTAATAGTGAACGTATTTGAACCCGTGACTGTGGCAACTCCACTGAGATTAAATCCTGTAGTTGAAAGACCTGTGAGGCTTACAGTAGATCCGCTTACGAGTCCGTGTGAAGTGGACGTGGTATAGGCTATAGTTCCAGAATAGTTTGATGCGGTGGTTATAGAGGCTCCGTCCAGAAGGTTCGGTACATAAATCTGGCGCTGATCCACTAAAGAAATATTTGAATAACTTGAGGCTACACTTGGAATAGAAACAGACGGATAGGGCACATAGGAGCCCATGAGTGTGTAATAAGTGAGAACTTTACCAGTTGAACTGAACGGAATACAAACAAAGTAACTGTTACTATTAAAAAAGTAAGTTTGCGATGGAACAAATCCTGATATGCTCGTTGGATTCGTTGTTTTGATTGTTGTATTGGGTACAAAATAATGATAGGATCCTCCAACCGTATCAAACCCATTTAGAAGTGCTGGTTCGGCTGCATTATAGGCACGCGGTGTATCATAGACACGTGGGGAGTTAGAGCTTTTCTCTAGAATATAGATCGCGTCAGTTAATAAAATATCACGTACTTTTGTTGAACTCATATATCCTGATTGATAGACACCAATATACTGAATCGATTTATTAGGATCTGTATAGTTACTGAGTTGATTGGAGTTTTCATAATAGGCAGATTTAAACACAAACTGATCAATATTCCACACACCGTCTCCAGGTAGAAATCCAATACCTATGATTCCATTATCAAAGGCGAGATTTGAACCTGCTGCACTATAGTTAGATGCATTATAGTTATATCCTGATAGATTACCATAGGATGCATCAAATACAGATGCAACCGCAATAAAGTTTGAGTTGGGAATCAAAGGCTCATTGACTTGAGGTGCAACATAGTGCGTATCGTACCAATGGACGATTTTGTATTGCCTTGCAGTAAATCCATCAGTATTTGGAGTATAGGGTGTATTGATTGGAGGCGCGAGAATCGCATTTGATGTGCCTGGATAGATATAGTTTGAGGTGCTTGATGAATATCCATTCAGATTTTGGAATGTGTACTGAGTAATGGGATCAACACGAAAGAGTGTGGTTGGATTGTTTCCAAGATAGTTCTCATTCGATGTAGGTGCCTTCCATCCACGATAATCTGTTAAATCTGTACTGATCCCATTTATATCATATCCAATGTAGACTTCACTCGTTTCTTTAAACTTGTTAAAACGCGTTGATCCTGGGTCAAGACCTTGAAGATTTGAGGAAACAGGTAAACGAATAAAGTCAATATCATAGCGATCTGAGTATAGTTTATTGTATGTTGTACCATTAATGACTGGAAATGAAAGTGTGGGGACGACTGAAATCGGCGTTATAGTATAATCATATGTGAAATATGAAATAGGAGTAGGAGGTATAAACCAATAAGAAACATAAAACGATGTATTCTTGAACGACAGCTCTGTAGAACGGACAATGATGTAATACGTAGTACCAGCGTATACATTTTGTACAAAACTTACATTGGATGCACCTGGTGTTGCCTGTATAAATGTTTTGTAGAAATAGGGATTTTCATTTCTATAGCCACTAATACCTGCAAAGTATGCACCTTGATCTTGATATAGGTATACATTTAACGAATCATTAAATTTACCAGAATCTGCACCAATAAGACCGATCGTTACTGGATACTTATATGCATTTGCGATCGGTGTTGTTGCAGGTGGTTGAGGGGCCACAAATGAATAATATTGAACAGGACTACGAACTGTAAGTTCAGTGTAGGTATTTAATGAGTTTGCAACTGCATCTGAATAGATAGTTCCATAGGGCACAGTGATCGTGGTTCGTCCTAACTGTGTAAGAAGAGCAGATGGTTGTGTAAGAAGAGGAGAGTTTATATAGGAATAACTCATATCAAAATACTCTGCGATACTTGGATTTCCTGAATAGACACGTGAGTTCACTTCGTTATAGTTATAGAAATAAGGAAGAGGTAGTGTTTCCACTTGAAGTGTTTGACGAATGAACGAACGGAAACGGAACACTGTATACTTTCCTGCATAGATTGGCGTAACGCAATCACCTGCCTTAAACGTAGGATTAATGTAAATATTTCCTGAGTTGTCAATCAGTTGCTGACCTACTAGAACCTGATCTGAGTTTGCATTGTACACAGTGTTCAGAACATCTGCACTAATTTCAATTGTGTTCGTTATATTAGTATACTGTCTGCGCTTGGAAAGACCTGCTCCAATAAACACAATATTTTTGGAAATATCGGCTGCGTTAGATGCGACAAGTTGTGGCCAATACACAGGTGAATTTGAGTATGTTGCGAAACTTGTATCAATCGGATCAATACCTGCCTGAAGTACAGCAAGACTGTAGTTTGAGGATACACCCACTGCACCAATACCGTTTTGTACGAAAATACTATTGGATACATTTGCATAAAACTTTGCAGAATAGGTGCCGAAGTTAATCGCAAAATATATTGCAAGTTTTTCCTGTAAATAGTTATACATATCAGATACGACCGCGGTAAAATATGTATTTCCAGAAGAAATCCCAGTATATTCTGCAGTTGATAATCCATAGGCATTCAGTTCATTTGCGATTGCAATCGCGGTTTGATTATTTAGAAGCGTGGTTAATGACGTGTTTAGATTGCTTGATGAAATAATGATACGATTATTGTTTGTTTCATAACTACATGAATATTCATTCACGAGTGAATATAAAAAGGTGTAATACGTGCGATAGTCATCTAAAATACTTGAGTTTGGTAGAACTCCAGTAATCGCTAGATTGTTATTAATAACTTCTAAAATAACAGGATCATTCAATCCCTGAAACGTATAAATGATTCGTGATCTGACAGTTTCTTGGGATAATAAATACCGCGTTGACGCGGTAAGTGTAAGATTTACTGTATTTTCATAGTCAGGATCCAAGAGCATCTCATACAAAACAGGATAGTAATAGGCAACCTTCACCTGCGACAGCGTATAACTTGTTAGACCTGCATTCTGTGATGAAAAGTAGGTTGAAACGATTTGACTCTTGGTTGGATTCGGAACAAACACTTTCCGCAGAGAACTGTAAAATGTATCTCCAGGCTCATTAAAGTTTACACCCAAGTTTCCTGATGCAGTGAACTGTGTAATAAAATCAGAGAAACCGTTTGGAAAATAGAAAAAGGGCGGTGTGTAGTTCAGTTCAGTTTGAAGTTCATTCAAAATACCATTAATGTCATATGTTCCCTCACGAAGAACTGTGGTGATAATATTAGGCACAGTTACACCATTTTCAACAATCGTGCGACCCTGCTCAAGAATCTTAATGAATGTATTTTGTTTATCATTACGGAAATAGAAAAAAGAGGAAATCAGTTTCATCTGCGTGAGTTGAAATCCTACAACATTGCGATACGTACGAGGAAGACGGATTGTTAAAAAGGTCGGTTGAGGATACGCAGTACGGTCTCGATCTTTACTGTTAATGATCAGAATACTTGAATACGTAGACGGCTGTATATCAAACTTGGTGCCAGAGTTTTCTGTTTTATCATCTTTAAGATTATAGATACTGTAAGGTACACCACTCGTTCGCGTGTACTGGTCCCGTAAGATAATCTGCTTTTCTTCACTATTCAGATTGATTGCACCCAGATTTGTGTAGTCAAAGGGTAAACTTACATCCGAATCACTGCTCAGTGTAGACTTTGTATCGTCGTCTGATTCCTCCGAGTCAGAAAGATAAGGTTTGTAGTAGGACTCCTGGTTTCTACTCATCCTTGGCTACTTTTGTTATGATTTTATATACTTGCCGAATACGTGTTTAACCCAAGAAAAAGATGCGTAGGTTGATAAGAATGAATCGCGGAGGAGGGGTTGCAGGCTATGCTGGAAATCCGTATGTAGTCAATATTCAGGAACTTCAAAATACGATCACGAGCGCCGGCAACGTAAATGCTTTGCAGCCTCTTTCAAACGCAGTGGCGAATCTGCAATCTATGGTGAACTTTGACCAGAAACGTATCTATACCAATGTGATTAGTCAATACAATACATCGCCTATTCAAATTCTCAATGATATAAACTTGAGTAATGCGAGTCTGTATATTAATAGTGCTCAGGTGACTGCTTCAGGAACCGGAGTCACTTCAGGATCAGGATTATATTTAAGCAGCCTGGGAGTTGGATGCAATGCACCACGTTTCGCAGTTGACATTAGCGGCGCCTTGAATGCCTCGGTCGGATATTTCTTGAACGGGACAAGTTTTACTAGTGATCGGCGCATCAAAACAGATATATCTGGCGCAGATCTTGAGATTTGTTATAGCACAGTTCGGGAACTCCCTTTACGGCGGTTTGAGTTTATTAGGAGTTTTCAGGCTCTCAAAAAAGACACTCGGCAACTTGGATTTATTGCCGATGAAGTGGAGGAGGTTTTTCCGAAATCCGTTCATCTTGCAGATGCACCCGTGAAAGGTCTGGGTCAGATTTCATTTGTAAACTTTGAACAGATCCATATGGCACACTATGGTGCTACGCAGCAACTCATGAAGATTGTGGAAGCCCATGGATCCACAATCTGTGGCATGCAAGCCACTCTCGCGGCACTGACGTCACAAATGAAATCGCCGTAGAGGGTAAGAATGTCAGTAGGTGATACACTGAGTTCATTTTACATTTTCTGGCCACTTATTCTTCTTATCATCATCGGCAGCATTATCATTGGAATTCTATTTGCCATTTCCGTTGGAAGTATTCTTCTTTTATGTATGATTGGAGTCTATTATCTTTATATTTGGCTCACAGATGTAGGTTTTTTTATCTATTGTAAAGGAATCTTCAGAGTTCAAGAAGTTCTCTTAAAAAAGAATATTCGTGAAACGTTTCAACTAAGAGGTGAAGTCCCTGAAGGTCCTGTTCTATACATTGCTCATCCGCACGGACTTTTTTCCATGGCACCCTTCTTTCATTGGTCTATAGGGGCAACTGAATGGCCAGCGGATCGTCCTATCCGTGTGGCGATGCATAGTATATTCTTCAAGATTCCCATTGTTCGTGAGCTTATTGAGATGCATGGTATCATCCAAGCAACGGAATCATCTATTCGCTCATATCTTGAGAAGGGGGATTCTGTAGCGATTCTGACCGGTGGTGTTCAAGAACAGAACTTAACACAGGCTCATCGCATGAAGATTGTCCTCCGTAAACGAAAAGGGTTTCTACGGATCGCGCGGAGCCTCGGTGTTCCGATTGTACCGATTCTGACCTTTGGAGAAAATGAACTCTTTCCTCCGTTAACGGGTCCATGGATCGATTGGGGAAAACGTCTGCTAAAAAAAGAGTTAGGAGTTACGGTTCCTATCCCAACGTGGCAAAGTATAGTAAACTGGTCTTCACTTCTTCAAAGACCTCTTGATCCTCCTGTGGTTACATGGATCGGGAAACCCATTCGGTCAGGGCGAATGAGTGACGTGATTGCTGGAATAGAGGAGCTCTATGAGAAGGGAAGGTCATCTGCAGATGCTGAGCACATTGAGATTCATTAGTTCACAATAATATTATTATTATTCATATTATTGATTGCAGCTTCAGTATGAATCAATGAAGACAGCAGATACAAGACAAGACTCTCAAACTGAGCTCTGTGAAGAGGAGGAATCGCCTCAATGCCATTAATAATCACATTGGGCCCATTGTAGGCAGCATACGACTCGCATACAACTTCATTCAGAATATTTGGAGTATTCAGAATGCTGTAGTAGGTATAGTTCTCATTCAGTAAGAGTGAAATATGCTTCATCGCTGCCCTCGTGGCGACCATGATATTATACAGATTGTCTAGAGGCGAAGCATTTCCATGATAGAGTTGGACGATAAGTGAAAGAAACGTGGCGGACAGCAGATAAATACCCTGATCAGCAGCGATCATGTTATACTGGTTCATGTTTGATGGTTAGTACATGGACCGTCGTCAAAGGCGCTTTCAAATTTATTTGGATCTACGGCAAAGTCGGCATTTAAAAATGATGAGTTTGGTAGAATAGATGTCATCCAATGAAGAAACATTCAGTGCTCTTTTTACAGATCCTTCAGGGGTTGTTATGATGCCTGATTTCATCCCCACAAAGCCAGCAGGAGAAACTGATCTTTCAGGTGCCCCTATCATTTTGCTTCTGAGTATTGATGATCTATTAAACTCGCATGAGTCTACTGTCGCGAAGGAGACTGTTGATCGCACTGCGGTCGCCACATTTACTACACCTTCTGTTGATATACTGAAACCTGCACTCTTCCGATGGGCAGCGGCAGGATTTCCTGGAGGATTCGTTGTAAATACATTGACTCTGGCCCCGCCTGCTTTATGTAGTGATGGTGTATCTCGTCTCCTCACTGCCTATTTTGAGTACCTGTATGGATCTACCTTTCAAGCCTGGTTACAGACTCTTGAGTCGCTTACGAACGGAATGACGTTCACCTTTTCTCATGACGGGGCGAATGTTATCAGTTTACATGTATCTCGTAAGTAACTAGAGTACGCTAATATTATCAACTAAGATTGAATGATCTCCACCACTTGGGTCATATACATAGAACTGTATATTTGATGATGAACTCGTCATCGTATAGATACATGAGACTGCAGTCCATCCTGTTGTTGTAACTGGAAAGTTTCCAACAAGAGTAGCACCTGCATACACATATAAACTAAAGATTGCATTTTTTCCTGTGCCATTTCTGTACGAGTATGAAAATGATACTGTCGCTTTATATCCAGGGATTGCGGTGATTGCATGTGATATATATGCGGCATGTCCTTGAATAAATGCATAGTAGTTTCCACTTGCCGCCGTTGCAGGAGTTGTATCCCATGGACTTGAACCTGCTCCAGAGATACCTCCGCCACCGACGTTGCCGGCCCCATCTCGCCAGTTCCAGTTATTCCACGTTGGAGCATATTGATATCCAGAAGATAATGTAACGGAATAGTTTTCAAAACTTTCGTAAAAGTTAATGGAGGGTACTGGAGTTGCAGATGGAAACTTATAAAAGGAGTGTGTTGACGGTAGACTTGATCGCACACCCCATTTCCAGGCTAAATACCCTTCAACTTGCTGACGCTGGCTTTCTGAAAGGGCCACGTTATACACAAGAAGTTCACAAATGTTTCCTGAAATATATCCATTTGTTGCGTAACCAACATAAAAGGCCCCACTATATCCTCCATACGTTGTAGCACTTACAGTTGCCGATGTTCCATTCACAAATCCGACCATATTTGTTCCGTTAGATTGCGCATATAGATAATCAATCCGAGGTGTGGAGGATGTGAAGGAACTAACAACAGACTGAAAGGGCTGAAGGCCACCTGTAAATCCTGAATTGTATTGCATCACAATTCCATAGTTGTTCCCTGCTCCAGAACTTACGTATCCAAACGGGCCAGGATTTCCACTCGGTGCTGTCATGTTATATTCAACAAGAAAGTACGTTGCTACTCTTGATCCGATACAGGTTCCAAATATGGCATTTGACAGAACTGTAGAGGAACCCTGTGTAAATGTAAGCATTCTATTTCCATTTGTACTCGTTCCTAGTGTAGGATACTGAGACGATGTAACTTGCGTCATATTATATCCATTACCAGATTTATCATTCCATTGGCCCACAGTTGATCCATTGAGTGTCATGCTTGATACATCCGCACCGTCCAGCCATAACACACATCCAGCAAGATCAGTTGGAAGAAACTGTTTTAAAAATGATTTTATTGTTTTGAATGGATTCGGAGATAAATAGGTAAGTTGAGTAAAGGTTTGAGCGGCATTTGTAACAGAAAAACTTGTATTTGCTGGGCATAGAGCACCCGTTCCACTAATACTCCATTTCTGCATAAGATATGATTCTATTTGCTGCCTCATTGCTGTAGTAAGATTCTGTGAGTTACTGTACATAATGATTTCTCCAATACATCCATTAAAGGGCTGACCTCCGCCGTTTGCACCTCCTATAAACCACTGAGATGCACCTGCGCTATTTGTATTTTGCGGATTGTTCACAGATGCATTTCCATTTCCATAGACATAGTTTGTTGACGAGCCTGATGCTCCAAAAACACCCTCAATTAAAAAGGGTACATTAGAAGTCGTTACACTGAGTGCTTGTTGATAGTAATAATAACTTGAGTTGGCTTCAAAAAAAACATAACATGGAAAGACTGCACCACTATTTACAAAACACTGTCGTTGTCCAGCATAGTTGTCCATGAATAACTGTGCATACCCACCTGATGCAACACCTGGGGCACCTGTAAACATAGCAACCAAAAAAAAGGCTACGTTTGTGGCGGGTACATTATTTGTTGTTTTCATAAGACCAGTCGTTCCAGCACCTGTATTAGATGTAAAGTTAAATGCGGGTATTCCCATAATATTAGAATAGGCAGGATACGTTGCAGTCGCAGTACCTGATGCGAGTATAGCGTGATTACCTGTTCCACTTTTATCAGTCCATGCAGAATTCAATAGTCCACTTGATATTGTATAGGTTGTTGTGTCAGATGCATCAAGCCATAGACTACACGAGGCTTGTATGCTCAGAGGTGAAAAATCAACTAACGTTATACCCCATTTAGATGCAAGGTATCCCTCTACACTCTGACGCTGAACAGTTGTAAGAGCATTATTATAGATAAGCATTTCACAAATATGACCAACAACTGATTCTGATGACTGTGTATATCGCTGACCTACTGTAATACCTGTATAGGATGAAATCGCTACACCATTCGTTGCAGACCCAATTATAGTTCCGTTAACATATTGAGTGGATAAACTGGATGCTGTTGATGTATCGCACGTAATCGTCCATATAAATGGACTACCCATAGACGTGTTTGTAAGACTCACTTGACCAGAACCACCTGATCCCAATGCATAAAAATAACTTGTAGTATATTGTGGAGAAGCAAAGAGGAAAAAACGAGAACTTCCTGCACTTGACGTGTAACCATCAATAAAATCAAAAAAATAGTTTCCTGCAGTTGGATTTGTTAGATGGCCCACGATAAAGACAGTCACTTGTGATCCGAGTGATAAACTTGAGTTATACCCTAATCGTCCACCTGTAGTGTTTGTATTGTAAAACGAAGGATAGGATCCATTAAATGTATTATTTGGCCATGTAAATCCAGCAGGACTTGTCAACACAGTTGCATTTGGAGATTTATCTCGTATTGCAGTTACTGTTGAACTTGATGTTGTTACAGAACTTGCGTCGGCCGCATCTAACCACAACTTACATCCAGTAACTGACATTGGGTCAAAACTAGATACACTTTTTGACGACGATGCAGGGGCCGGCATTCTATTACTTGAGAATAAATCATTTACAACAAAACGTAGAGAGAGGTTGAATTGTCGTAGGCAATCGTAACACTGTTCGCAGGAGGAATCGTAAGAGGCGATGCGGGTGTTGAACTGACTTGTCCAGACAATGTGCATGACAAATAAGAAGTCGTGTTATTGCGGAGTGATACATACCATCCTGCAGCCGGTGACGGTGTTCCTGTGAGCGCAATATTACTAAATCCACTGTTTGTGATATAAAAGTACGTTCCGAAGTTGCTGTTCGCGAGTGTGACGGAAGTTCCTGACAGATTTGAAAGAAGAAGACAGGATCGGGAAATACCGTTGATATCCAGTTGATACTGCGGAGTGTTGCAGTTGATGCCAACCTTTCCAGTGTAATCAAGCGTCATATTGTTCGTAGTTGTACCCGTGTAGGATGTATACATGTTCATGTTAGGATAGGCTCCTGTGCTAACTGCAATGACCCAATCGGCATTTGCGGATGCTCCAAAGGCTTGACCTTGGGTCGTATTTCGGATAAACTCTATCGTAGGAGTTTGATAGGTTCCATCATAGACTCTCATAGACGACAAAACTTCAAGACGACGATAGGGTTTCGCAATGCCTACACCGAGACTACTCGTGACGATCTGCTGTGTACTAACACTTTGAGTCCTTGAGGCTCCGTTCACATCAAGAGCGAATGATGTGTTAATACTGGATACATTGATGCCAACATTTAGAGAAGGATCTACAATGAACTTATTTGCCAGGTAGTTACGGATTTCTACAATATTTCCAGGACGAACACCAGGGGTAGGTGTATATACGATTGTTATATATCCATTTGTTCCTGGTGTTGCTGGATAATATCCACCACCTCCTCCACCACCTTGAGAACCAGTGACTGTTCCTGTAAGATTTGCAGTATAGGCACTTCCACCGCCTCCACCAGATCCATAAACGGTTGCACCTCCTGAACCGCCTCCATAATAACCGCCACCACCACCTCTGCCCCCTCCTCCGCCGGTATTAAGTGAACCGGCTGTGCCACCTGGACTTCCAGCCGTACCACCTGCGCCTGTTGTACCGCCGCCTCCTCCAGTTGAACTATCACCGGCATTGTTTGTTCCACTTGCACCTGAGTTTGTTGTACCGCCACCGCCAGCGCCTCCATTTGCCGATCCTCCACCACCACCGCCACCGGCTGTGACAATATCCGCTACAGCCGAGGAAGAACTAGCTACGCTGCGAATAGCAGTTCTTCCGCCACCCGCACCTGTGCTACCTCCGCCACTACCACCCCCTCCATACGAAGCCCCACTATTATATGTTCCTCCTGCACCTACAACAAGATATAATAGTTGTCCAGGAGTTACTGGTAATGTTCCAGATACTAATCCACCAGAACCACCTGCTCCACCACCATTAAAACCACAAGCACCTGCTGCACCTGATAATGTAACTGTAAGAGATGTTATACCCGCAGGAACTGTAAACTGTTGATCTGATCCTGTATAGGTAAATGTTTGACTAACTGATGGAACTGGAATAGGTAGTGATTCCATCAAAAGAAAAGGATTTGTAGTTACTGTGTTCCCATTTGCTGCAAGGACATCACCCATATAGATTTGTGCGGTGGAACCATATCCACCAAAAAAGAGTTGACTTGTTGAGGCTCTCACTTGAAAATAAGAGGCTGTATTCAATGTTGAATATGGGACTAATAAGTTATTAATAGAACTCTGAGTCTGTGCTAGACTTGCCACGGCGATTCCTGCAGTCGTTGAGAAGAGTTGTGTACTGGAAATGTATCCAGCCGCACCGAGGCCGGCTACAGTGCTCGTTAAGTTGGTACCTGTGATCACGTTTGCTGCGGCTGTGATGGCCTGGTAGGTGCCAACCGTTGTTGAAAGAAGTTGAGAGGTTGACACGTATCCCAAGGTTCCAAGACCTGTTACTGTGGAAGCGAGTGAGTAGGTCAGACCCAGTGTGCTCACAAAGCCTCCAGTACCCAAGCCTATCACTGTGCTTGTGAGTTCTGTAGGGTCAATGAAACTATTAATATAAGTTATAAGTCCAAGAGAGGTGCTCAAAAGTTGTGTGCTTGACACATAGCCGGCTGTTCCAAGACCTTGAACAGTTGAGGTTAAATAGGAGGGTTGATAAGGGATAAACCCGTTTATAGAAGAAACAGACACCTGTTGTGTACTCACATTAATGCTGCGGGTTGTCCCATTCACATCTAACTGGATTCCAGTCGTTATACTTGATACATTTATGCCAACATTTAGAGAAGGATCTACAATGAATTTATTTGTTAGATAGTTACGGATTTCTACAATATTTCCAGGACGATATGCATTAACTGAAGAATACGTAATCGTTATAGACCCATTACCTCCAGAACCTGCAGAGTTGTTTGCATAGTTTCCATTTGCTCCGCCAGATGCACCTCCACCCAGCGTATTCACAACTGTACCAGTTAAGTTAGAAACATTCGCATTACCACCACCGCCTGCACCTGCTGTTGCTGTACCTGAGCCACCACCATACCATCCACCGCCACCACCACCAGCACTAACACTTCCATTACCACCTGTTCCAAGTGATCCGTTATTTGTACCTGTTCCTGGTGTATTTCCAGAAGCTCCTGATCCAGGATTATAAGAACTTGAACCTCCACTTGTGCCACCACCAGCACCACCAGCAGATGCTGAGGACGCACCTCCACCGCCACCAACAGCGACTACATCTACACCACCTAGAATAATAGCACTGCGTCCACCACCTGCTCCACAACCACTTGAACCATAACCACCATAGCCACCAGAACCTCCTCCACCCCACGTGGATGAAATACTTCCTGGATTATTACCAATTACATAGGGTACACCACCTCCACCTTGACCTATTAGTAATGTAAGCTGAACACCAGGTGTAACAGCGAGAGTTCCAGATACTAATCCGCCTGCTCCACCATTGTTATATCCAGATCCACCTCCGCCAGCGCCTACCAAAACTACATTTATTGACGTAACTCCAGCGGGGGGTGTAAAGTACACATTACTTGCTGAAGTATATGTAAATACATTACTATAAGAAGGCATAGGTACGACTAGTTGCTCAACAAGTAATAAAGGAGTCGTTGCCGTTAAATTTCCATTCGCGGCCAATAGATCACCCATATAAACCTGAGCAGTGGAACCATATCCTCCAAAATAGAGTTGACTTGTTGATGCTTTTACTTGAAAATAAGAGGCTGTATTCAAAGTTGAATAGGGTACTAGTAGATTATTTATTGAACTTGTCACCTGGGTCTGTGTTAAACCTGACGCAACAAGCCCTGCTAAACTTGCACTTGTTGAAAAGAGTTGTGATGTTGAGACATACCCTGCGGAGCCAAGGCCTGCAACGGTGCTGGTGAGATTCGTCCCTGTGATCACATTTGTCGCTGCGGTAATGGCCTGGTAGGTGCCCACTGTCGTGGACAGAAGTTGTGAGGTAGATACGTAACCGAGAGTTCCAAGGCCTGTTACAGTAGAGGCCAAGGAGTAGGTAAGACCCAGTGTGCTCACGAAGCCTCCAGTACCCAAGCCTATGACCGTGCTGGTTAACTCAGTCGGATCAATGAAACTATCTATATATAGCTTTAATCCAAGAGAGGTACTCAAGAGTTGTGTAGTGGAGACATAGCCTGCCGAGCCAAGACCTTGGACTGTACTGGCCAGCTGTGTGGCTAAATAGGTTGTTGATACAAGACCTGCTAAGTTTGCAGTGGATACAAGACCCAGTAAGTTGGCAGTGGATACATATCCTGCTGTTCCAAGGCCTTGGACTGTACTCACCAGCTGTGTAGTTAAATAGTTTGTGGATACAAGACCTGCTAAGTTTGCAGTGGATACAAGACCCAGTAAGTTGGCAGTGGATACATATCCTGTCAAACTGGCTGTTGAGACATATCCTGCTGTTCCAAGACCAATCACGGTTGATTGTAGAAAGTTTTGCTGCCATGCAAAAGTTCCATTTATTGAAGATACATTTACTTGTTGTGTGCTCATAGAGACAACTCTCGCCGCTCCATTTACATCAAACTGAAACCCAGATGTTATACTGGAAACATTAATCCCCACATTAAGAAGGGGGTCCACAATGAATTTATTCATCTGATAGTTACGAATTTCTAGTATATTTCCAGGACGAGCAGATGGTCCTGGTGTATACGTTATTGTTATTGAACCATTACTTGCAGTTAATCCAGGTATGGCACCACCGCCTTGTGTATTTACAACAGTACCTGTTAAATTAGTAACATATGAAGAACCACCACCGCCTGCACTTCTAGAACTACTAAGAGAAAAACTACCTGTGCCACCACCATAATAACCACCACCACCGCCACCAGCCCATTGACCACTACCACCTGTACTAAGCGAGCCATCAGTTCCTGAATAGTACCCACCTACTCCACCTGCTCCACCTGCACTTTGTGTGCCGCCGCCTCCGCCGTTTGCAATACCATACTGACCAGAACCACTGCCACGCGAATCACCCGTACCACCTGTAGTTCCACCACCGGCACCACCAACAATACCACTAATGTCACCACCACCTCCACCACCGCCTGCTGTTACAATATCCGCTCCGCTTCTTCTAATAGCAGATCTTCCTCCACCACCACCTGAATATCCTGACGCATCACCACCACCTCCATAAGTCGCAGGAGCCCGAGCAGTGCTAGACCATGTTCCGCCGCCACCAACAACCATTGTTAAAGATTCACCTGGTGTAACTGCTAGTGTTCCAGATACCAGGCCACCGCGACCGCGGGCGGTATCTACGCCGAAGGCTGCCCCTCCGCCTGCTCCAGATAATGTTACACTCATAGAAGTAACACCTGTGGGAACAATAAATGACTGATCTGCACCTGTATAGTTAAATGTTTGACTCGTTGCACCAGATGCTGCAATAGAGAGTGACTCCATCAAAAGAAGAGGACTTGTATTCACTTTATTACCATTCGCAGCCAATACATCACCTATATAAATCTGTGAGGTTGAACCATAGGTTCCGAAATAGAGTTGAGTTGTTGATGCTTTCATTTGAATATATGTAGCTGTATTCAAGGTTGAATAGGGTACTAATAGATTATTGATTGAACTTGTCACCTGGGTCTGTGTTAAACCTGACGCAGCAATTCCTGCCAAGCCAGCGCTCGTTGACAGAAGTTGTGTAGTGGAAATATATCCTGCGGAGCCAAGACCGGTTACTGTACTCGTAAGATTCGTTCCTGTGATCACATTGGTTGCAGCCGTGATTGCATTGTACGTGCCGACCGTCGTGGACAGAAGTTGTGACGTGGATACGTATCCCAAGGTTCCAAGACCTGTCACTGTGGAGGCCAAGGAGTAGGTAAGACCCAGTGTGCTCACGAAGCCTCCAGTACCCAAACCGATTACCGTACTAGTGAGTTCAGTCGGATCAATGAAACTATTAATATAGGTTAGAAGTCCAAGAGATGTACTCAGAAGTTGCGTGCTGCTGATATAGCCTGCTGAACCGAGACCAGTAACTGTACTCGCGAGTTCAGTCGGATCAATAAACGCCTCCATGAAGTTTCGCAGACCCAGTGAAGTACTGAGCAGTTGCGTACTGGAGACATAGCCCGCTGAACCGAGGCCGGTCACTGTGCTCGCGAGTTCAGGCGGATCAATGAACGTACTAATATAGTTCACAAGTCCAAGAGACGTACTCAGAAGTTGCGTACTGGATACGTAGCCTGCTTGACCGAGGCCGGTGACTGTGCTCGTTAGATTGATTGTAGAGAGGAGACTAATCATGTTTTGAGCATTTATCTGGTAGACGTTGATGGAGGAGGCGTTGATTGTACTCGTGTAACTAATCGTATTGTAGGTTGTGCCTGCATACTGATTTATTGTGCTCGCAGAGTTTACAATAATATCACCTAATGCGATGTAGCCGGCTGCTTGACCGATATTCAAGTTGTCAACTGTCAGCGTGGAGAAGTATGCATTGTTGCCAATCACCGATGACACACTGAAGGTTGACGCCACAAGTTGATTGATGAACTGATTCCTCGCCAGATTGGTTGACATGGTGGACAGACCCGCGCCAACATAACTTGTGGATGCATAGCCTGCAGAGCCAAGGCCTTGAACTGTGCTGATCAGTTGTCCAGGATTCAGGAGCCCTGCGCTCGTTGAGAGAAGTTGTGGAATGGAAATGTATCCCGCCGTGCCAAGACCCTGAACCGTACTGGTGAATTGACCTCCGCTAATAAAGTTCACTGAACTTGACACATTCAACGTGCTGATATTCAGAGTTCCAATCGTAGTCGCATTTGACAACGACGTTGCGGTCAACATCCATTTTCCTGGCTGACCTGCATACACGGTCAGAGACTGATACGCCGTATTCAAGATCCTTGTCGATGTACCATCTTCAAAAACATCGGGTGCAGTCGTTTGAATGGTTGTCGTTGAAAGACCTGTCGCGCCGTAAATGTCTTTCAACGTTAAAATACGATATGGAATTGTTGTGGTGAGTGGAAGCGTGATTGTACCGCTTCTAAGGCGGGCATCAATCATGCCTACCTCAGAAAACGTACTGAACGTTTGAGACGACATCTATCCTACTACCTCTCTTTGATTTTTATCAAAATACGAAGAGAGTTGCTCTAAAAAAAGTAAATATATAAACTTAATATGTAATCACGACACGCCCATCACCACCCCTCTGAGCATTATAAGCTCCAACCGCAACACCCGAAGAATAGTATGTTGACGTAGATCCAGGTGCAGAGTGTCTGTCAGGTGAGTTACTTGCAACTAAACTTGCTACGTTATTTGTGTATGAACTGCCACCACCGCCACCACTGTGATACTCATAAAATCCACCTGCGCCACCACCATAGTATCCAGAGCCTCCACCTCCACCATCATATCCAGGTGTAGCATTACCTCCATAGTGAAGCCCTCCATTAGAACCACCGTTTACTGCATGTACACCACCTGATGACTGTGTTCCACCAGTTCCACCAACAGATGCTGGAATACCACCACTCTCTCCAGTGCCTGTCACAGAATCTCCGCACCCTCCCATCGCATCATACGCCCAATACGATGCACCACCACCTCCAGCAACAGTTACAAGTTCTGTCCCCGATCTAATAATCGCAGAACGGCCTCCACCATCACCCGAGTTCCATCCACCCCACCCTCCACCTCCATAAGTAGCAGTAAAGTCATTATATCCACCCCCACCACCAACAATGATCGTATAGGCTGTAGATGCGGTAACTGTTAGTGTTCCTTGGAGATAGGCACCTGCACCCCCATAGCAAGCACTTGTCCCCTCAAACCCACCTCCGCCACCTCCGCCCCACATGTAAATATTTATACTTGTTAAACCCGCAGGAGACGTCCAGGTCTGGTTTCCTCCTGTATAACTAAAGGCTGCGATTGTCAAGTTCCTCACTCCTGAACTCGTTGCATTTGACGCACTTAGACCTGTTGCATTACTTGATGTCAATACATAATAATAGAATGCAGTTGTGGACATAGATGAATAAGTCGCCGTTGTTCCAGAATAGTTTGATGTAGAGATTAATGTTCCTCCTGCGTTGTTTGAGGTTGAATTTGAATAAAGTGCTAAATTATAACTTAAGGCTCCAGCAGCCCCTGTCCAGGAGGCTGAGCCAGTCGCTGAAAGAATACTCCATGTTAATGAGGTCGGGGCAAGGGGAACGGTTCCAAGTATGGAACTTGTTGTTGCAGATGAAATATATGAGCCATTCTTTGCAACCACTGTAATATAATAGTAATAGCCGCTTACTAATGAAGTAAAGTTATTTGAAGTACTGGCTGTTGTAACACTAGATGATAATGTAGCTCCACTAGTGCTGTTTGTTGTATTGTAATATAATGAAACCGTATAGTTCAATGCCTGTGACGAACTTGACCACGACGAACTTACTGTTCCTGAACTGAACGATACAGTTGCGGTTGCAGGTGCAACCGGTGTTACACCCATAACAGAAGATGTAGTTAGTCCAGATGTTCCTCCAATCGCAGTTGCAGATACAGTGGCATAATAGTAAAGAGAGTTTACATAAGATCCTGTGATTGTTGGCGTTGTGGATGCGCCTGTATAAGTTCCTATACTAGTTCCACCTGAAGTTGAGTTGGCAGCGTTTGAATATAAAACTACATTATAACTTGTTGCACCTGTAATACTTGCGATCGTGAAAGTTGCATCAGTAGGTGTCATGGAAAATGTCAACGTAGCAGGTGCATTCGGCACCGGACTTACCGCAGATGATGTGACGTTAGAGGAGTTGCCTCCCAAGTTGATTGCATAGGCAACCGCATAATAATAAAGCGCAGCTGAATAGGATCCAGAACTTGTTTGAGAGATTGCTGCTCCTGAGACTGTGTTCACAAGGGATCCACCTGTTGTCGCGTTACTAGAGTTTGAATAAATACTCACTGAATATGTGCTTGCACCTGACACTGCGGCAATCGTATAACTCGCGAGACTCGTTGTCATTGAAAGACCGAGTGAGGCAGGAGCGAGTGGCGGGATCTGCGTAGAGGCCGATGTAAACGGATCGGATTCACCATATGGATTTCCTGCAGTGGCAGTCGCATAATAATAGAGACTGCGTGAAAAGGTGCCGGCAATCACAGGTGTTAAGTTGCTACCAGTCGTACTTTCAATAAGAGTTCCACCTGTTGTGGAGTTTGTAGGATTTGAATACAGAGTCAATGTATCATAGGTTGCATTACTTGACGCAGAAATCGTAAAACTTGCGAGCGTGGGCGTGATTGAAATTCCTAAAGAGGCAGGAGGAGGAGGAGGCGGCTGATCAAACGGACTGTAGACAACTGACGAGAGTCCCTTCGTATTACTTGAATAAATACCCGCATAATAGTAGTTTGACAGATTGTAGGTTCCAGCGAGTGCAGCGATTGAAGAAGATACAGTTTGAGAGTTCAGTAGCGTACCTCCTGATGTAGACAATACTGTGTTACGAAACATATCTACCTTATAATATGTGCGTAGACTGCCCTGTTGACCAACAGCCGGCCAACTGACGAGAAATAGATTTGAGGTGAGGGAAATAGAAATCGCATTTGAGTCAACTGCATTGGGTACAGTGTACGCAACAGGCAGAGTATTTACAACAATCGCTGATACGAACCTAGGGGTTCCTGCAGGGCGTGTAACATTCAAATGGGTTGTAGGAAGAACAGTCGTGATTTTGTATTTTTGACTTAAATAGGATTCAATCGTCTGCTGCTCATTGGATGAAAGACCGCGATTGAAGACCATCATCTCAAAGAGAGTTCCGTAAAAATATTCGTTGGACAGTGTAGGACTTGTTCCGAGCATGAGCGTGAGGTTTGTTGTTCCTCCGCGATTTGCAGTTCCAGCACTCACGCCGTTAATAAATCCTTCAGCAGTGCTTCCAGCACTCGTATTAACACATGAAATACCACTCAACGAACTTCCACTCAGTGCCGTCGGAGATCCATAGACACTGATGTAGTTCGTATCTGTGTAAAAGTTCGCCGCATTTGGACCTTGTTGACGAAACCAGACCGCCGCAGCCACATTTGCCGCACGATAAATGGTTCCATCATTTTGACCAGGGCCATTCGAGGGATCGTAAAAACTATGAACCGTAAAGATCGTGTAATCATTAGAGTTAATAGCATATAAAGAGGTATTGGATTGAACCATATACCTGCTTGCGCCGTTAAACGAAAGACCATTTTTATTGAAAAGTGTATCGTTTTGATAGACGGGTTTGTTAGATGCGGTTGTTTGCACAAAGTTGTTTCCTGATCCTGATTTATCTATCCACGTTGCAACAGAACTTCCAACCGATACATTTGTCCCGTTTCCATTGATGTCAGATGAATCTAACCAGAGTGTGCAGTTCGGAACATTCGTCAATGGATTATAATATACGTAATACGGGATACGGGTCATTGTTCGTCTAGACCCACCTCCAATACCACCAGATGATGCACCTCCAAAAGACATTCTATCTTATCCTTTTATATAGTACGAGCCGTAGTATATAAAAGAAGAGTTGAATAGTTTTTAAGGCAACGGAGGAATCATGATATAAGGATGACCAGCAGGGAGGCTGGACTTGAGTCCCCACTTGCGAGCTAAATATCCCTCAATCTTCTGACGATCGGAGTCTGATAAAGGGACATTATACATGATGATTTCGGAAATATTTCCTGTCATACTCGTATCATTGCCGTCACGGGTTCCAATGTACACGTGAGTCGCAGCATCTCCGCACATAGACGCACCTGAGGCAACAAGATTCTGTGTCTGTGTACCATTCTGGAATTCATGCCATGTGGCAGACAATACATCGGCAGCCGCGGAATAGATCATCGGTGTTGTGGAACGGAATACCTCATCCTGAGTTATATACGAGGTGCATGTATCCGTTTTACCACTTCCAAGGAAACGACTCGTTACTCCGTTCGTCGTATACATATCAAACAGAGCAGGTAGATCACCTTGTGTGCGGGTGACCAACGTATCGGAAAAGCCGTTTACACCTGTTTTCTGGAACACAACAAAGAGTGTGAAGGCACTACTAAAGGTGTGTGTCGGCACAGGTGCAGCCATCGTCGTGGTCGGCACAAACTGCAGAGCCGGTCGGCCATTGAGGCCGTTTGATGAATAGGCAACCGTGGCGCCCGTGTTCATCGTCGCATCATATCCGTTTCCTGACTTATCACGCCAGACTGAGAGACTTGACCCAGTAAACGGTTCGGAGTTTCCGAGCGGATCTGCCGAATCTAACCAGAGGCAGCAGTCGGGAAGAGAATCAGGAGTGAACTTGGCTGAACTTGCAAACTTCTTCACAAGTGGGGCGACACCACTCAGGCCAAACGAGCCCATTGTGTGATTTGTTTCACCGTAATACTCGTGAGAAGCAGGTAAGGCAATCTTCCATTTCTTGGCTAAGTAACCCTCAACTTGTTGACGTTCATTCTCAGTAATCGCATCCTCGTAGACAATCACCTCGTATACACTACCTTCAAAGCAACGACTCGGTTCCCATCGTGTCTTATTTGAAATACATAACTTTGATGACGAAACGACAGCATTTGTTGCATTGATGTAGCCATTTACTAGTAAAAGACCAGGAGGCGTGGGGCACGTGCCTGTGCATTGTACACCATTCACATAAAAAAGACTAGATGTTCCATTATTTTGAAAGAAAAAATCATTCTGATTTGCACATAAGAGTGTATCTTGAGTGTAGTTCACACGTAAATTAAAATCAGCCACGTCTGCAAGGCCAAATACATTGGTGATTGAAGTTGTAGTTGGTTTAAATACAATAAATACATTAGTAGTATTTGATATCTTTACTGGATTCTGTGTATAGATTACACTAGTAGACTTAATTACAACTGTCGGAATACTGTCAACATCATTTACTCTATTCGGGACTTCACTTATCTCAGAATCCTCAATGCTCGGAACATACACTGCATCCTTATTCACATTCGGTGCAAGCAATGCGCGTTGTTCTTCTGTCAACGTAGCCCATACCAGGGGCACTCGGTTATTTCCTCTATACCTGTTCATAGTATTGTTGTTATTACCAGATTTGTCAATCCAACTACGAAGCGTGATAGAAGGGGGGAGTTCAATACCTGTCCCATATGGATCCATTGCATCCAACCACAGACTACATCCAGTCAAACGTGTAGGCTGGAAGTCGTCTGAGTTCCGAACCGATGAATGAACCTCGGGAATATTGGCCTGATCTTCAATCGGTGCAGTGGATACTTGCGACATTCTATTGTGTATGAATGTTCTTCTTCCTCCGGACATCTCCGCGTATAGATGGACAGTAGATTCCATTCACTACGATAAGAATGGTTCTCGACACGAGTGCACACGGGTTCGAGTGGCCGGGTATGACTCGGTTAGATACGAAAAGTGCATCCGATTCTATTCAGACATTTCAACCAATGATCAAGGTCGCCAAACTCATTGAACGGAAAATCATCCTGCTCGCTACGGCAGCCATCACGGAGGATAATCTGTTCTTGAACGGACTCTTTCAGAATGTATTTTTCCTTCTCCGTATGTTCGACTCTATGGGCTTTCTGCCCATTTTTATCGTTAATGAGAAACCCAAGAATCTTGAGAAAATACCCGAGATCATTCGGAATTGTCGTATTCTTAGTGTTGAAGATCTTGTGAAGCAACCTATTCCTATCTTTGCATATATTGAGATCGGTATGAGTATTGACATCATGGTTCGGAAGTTCTTGAAAATGGTCGGTGCCAAAATCTACAAATTGTATCTCGGAAACATCATCAATATTGACGTGGAAACTCCTGTCTTCTATCCTGGAATGAACTTTGCTCATCACGTCATTGGTGAGATTGATGGTGTCTGGGTCTCTCCCCATTACGGACAGCATTCTCAATATGCGATTGCACTGAATCAACTTGACCCTAGATCATCCACTACTCGTACTGCACCCTATGTCTGGGATCCCGCTGTTCTAACCGATGATGGTCGGCGTATCCTCAAGTGGCACCCTACACAGCCTGGTGAAACCGAGACATTTGTCATCATGGAACCCAATATTAGTTTTCAAAAAACTGCTCTGATTCCTTTGATGATTCTTGAGAAGTGGTTTCGCGTGAATCCGACATGGGATGGACAGATTGTCGTCGTAAATGGTGAACGACTTCTCCAGGTTCCGTTTTTCAAGGAAAGCGTTCTGGCAAATATGGATCTTTTCAAGCAAGGACGTATCAATATGCTCGGTCGTCTGGATATTTTAACAACTCTAAAGTCGTTTCCTAATGCGACCTTCGTCTGTCATCAGATCAATAATGAATATAACTACATGACGCTTGAACTGTTATGGGCGGGTTTTCCGGTACTCCATAATGCACAGGTCTGGCGTGACTTTGGATATTCTTATACGGGGTCTGATTTGAGCGAGGCTGGGGCACTGATTGATCAGATACGCGCTCATCACAAAGATCGTTTAGAAGCCTATAAGGGTCACGCGCGCGCGCTGGCCTGGAGGCATTCACCCTATAATCCGGATATTCACCGTGCCTGGAAGGAAGTGTTGCGCGTCTAAAGTCTTCATACATGTCCTTTGAAGAGTACAGAATGAAGATCGGCGTTACGACACAGATTCAGTTTTCTCTTTTCAGCGGCGGGACTGGAGGAACAAGTCTTGCTATTGCTGAAGTCTTTAAAAATCTGGGGCATGAAGTGTGGCTTCTGAATACGAACCCTGAAGTCTCTTGGTGGGAGGATTGCAAGACATTACTGCCTACCTGGGAAAAATCAATCTGTCCTATGGACAAGGCGTCTGGCTTTGATCTCGTCATTGAAGTCGGATCCACGCAGTTTGCCAGTGCTGCCGCGCGTGCTGCTGTGGCCAAGAAGTGTGTCTGGCTCGTTCGGAAATCTGCGGTCCTGAAGGATATTGAACTCAGTCTCTATCCGATTCATGGTCAAAAGCGCTGTGTAGATGGACTAAATGCAATCTGGGCTTTTGACAAGGTCTGTTCACTGGATGATCTGCAGTATCTGGAACTGACGGGTCGCTGCCCAGCGTATCATGTACCGTTTGTCTGGTCGCCCACACCTATTGAAGTCTATCGCACAGAGACGAAGGCGCCTGAGTGGATTCAGATAACGGATCAGTATGGCGCGGATAAGCCGTGGCATGTCCATGTATGTGAGACCAATAATACATGTGCAAGCAGTTCAACCTTACCGCTCGTGATTCTGAAGGATGCAAAGCAACGCTGTGGATTTAATATGAAGAAGTGGACGTGTCACAATGCCGAGCATATCAATAAGAATGATTTCTTTAAGAATAACGTGCTTAACCATTGCCAGGCCACAGATCTGAGTGGCGTCTTTCTCGGCCGCCAGCGTGTTATTGACTGGGTCTACGATCCTAAGAGTTGTCTTCTGAGTCACGTACGATTTACACCGATTCGTCCGTTCCAGCTGGAGGCTGCGTGGACCGGTATTCCGATGGTGCACAACTCTCTGTTCTTACGTGACATCATCGGCGATGATTATAGTCAATATTATTACCCTGATAATGATGTCATTCGTGCAAGTGAGTCACTTGCGAATCTTGATTCTGATTACAAGGCAAAGAAGGGAATCTTTGATTTGGCTGTGCGGAACAAACTCCGCCAGGCACTGATTGCAACGGTGACTCCGTTTAACCAAACTATCTGTGCAGCCTACGCAGCGGCTTTGTCACGTGTGCCTGAAGTGACATCAAAGACATCGGTCGCGGCCGTCGAAACCAAGAAGCATCTCATCGTTTTCTCCGACATGTGGGATGATTTCCAAGCAGATTACAATGTGTTTATCGTAATGATGAACGAGGCGGGTCGTCATCTGAAAACACCTGTGCGGTTTGAAGGGATTGGCTTTGCCGACTATAAGGCGGGTATGGAGGTGGATCTCTGTATCTTTGGACCGTTTGGACAGAACTGGAAGACGATTGCGTCGTCGGTACCCAAGGTTCACTATACCGGAGAAAACTCTCAGATGTTCAAGAGTCCTGATATTGTCATGAATATGGGATATCAGCATGCCGATTTTGTGGATCAGGATTATCTCCGTCTGCCTCTGTGGATGCTAGAGATTGACTGGTTTGGCGTGGATAAGGAACGGATTGTGAATCCGAAGCCGATTCCGATTGATCGCTGTACAACCGTGTCAATGGAGGATCTGTCACGGAAGAAGAAGTTCTGTGCCTTCGTCGTAACAAATCCGTGCAATCCTGTTCGTAATGACGCTTTCAAGACTCTGACTCAGTACAAGCATGTTGATTCTGCGGGACGTCTATTCAATAACGTAGGGGATGTGATTTTTGCGGGTCTAGGAGGCGGTGGTGGCGAGGTCAAGAAGTTTGAGTTTCTGCGCGACTACAAGTTCTGCATTGCCTATGAGAATAGCAGCAGTCAGGGATACACGACGGAGAAGTATCTGCACGCCAAGGCGGCGGGTTGTATTCCGATCTATTGGGGTGACCCGAAGATTGAACGTGACTTTGACTCGGCTGGTTTTATTGATGCGCGTAACTTCACTCGTCCTGAGCAGTTGATTGAGGCCGTGAAGGCAGTTGACACGTCGACGAGTGAGTGGCTGAAGATGTATTCTGTTCCTGCACTGGATGAAACGCGGCGCGACGTGGTTCGTCGCACTCTGTCTGAATGTTCTCGTCGTCTTCTGAAGATTGCACTCAAGTCTGAGGAGGGTCTGAGTGCGATTCCGCGGTTTCTGGGTGGCGCCACGGACGCCGAGGCGGCGACGTTTGCGGCGGCGCGCGCAGATGCGAAACCTGTGGTCAAGGCTGTAGTACCGTCGCCTGCGACGGTACTTCCTACACCTGTTAAGGCTTCACCATCTTCCTCTAAAGAAGCAACTGCCCTCGTAACATCACCTACTACGAGAACAACGATCTCTTCTATTACAGTTGCAACCTGTGCAACGAAGCGTTTCCTCCCGTCTCTGAGTCAGTGGATGGCCAGCATGAATGTCCAGAAACAGAACGTACAGATTGATCTGAAGGCACATGTCTGGCTTGGCGGTGATGTAGACGCAGCCGTGGAACAAGAAATCAAGAAAACGTATGCTTGGATTCAACTCCACCGATTCCCTGCCGTTACAGTGGAAGGATTTCCAGACTTCTGGGAACCGCAGCACTTTGCCTGGAAACTCTTCATACTCCGTGAACTTGCAATCAGTTCAAAGGATGAACTTGTGTTTTACATGGACTCAGGAGTCTTCATGTGTCGTTGGCCAGTTGATTATCTGCTCATTGCAAAAGAGAAGGGAATCTGTCTTCTGAATGATGAGCGGGAAACAAATGGTCGTTGGTGCCACGAGGTCTTTTGCAAGCATATGAAGGTCACTGAAACGGAAAAGCAGGCAACGCAGATCTGGGCGGGTGCTGTGGCCTTTATGACTGGGCAGCCTGATGTGATTGCTATGTTTACAGAGGCACTCATTCATGCGAAGACTCGTGCTGTCATCGTGGGGCCGAAGTGGGCAGGTGTTGGTACGGATGGTAAGCCCTTTGGTCACCGCCATGATCAGAGTTTGCTAAGTATCCTATCCGAGCGTACAAAGATGTGCCGCTATCCAATGGATCTCATCTATTGCTCAGACTCTCTGCGTCGCACGTTCATGACAAAGAAATCGTTGTACGTCCATCGTGGAGAGTTCTCTGTTCATACTCAGTTCACTGAAGGGATTGATGATTGTTATGTGATTAATCTTGATCGCCGTGCCGATCGTATGGAAACTCTGTACAAGAACTCACCGAACTTGGCGGGGCGCATTGAGCGCTTCTCGGCCGTGGAAGGTCGTAAGTTGACGTTGACGCCGGCGATTGCCCGTCTATTCCGTCCGCACGACTTCAAATGGAAGAAGGCTGTGATGGGCTGTGCCCTCAGTCATCTTGGACTCTGGAATCAACTGGCGAATGAGCGTGAAGAGATTGATCGGTATTTGATTCTGGAGGATGACGTGAAGTTGAGCCCTGAATGGGAGGCTCGCTGGAATGCGGCATTGCCATCATTGCCAGCCGATTTTGATATTATCTATTTGGGTGGTATTCTACCTCCGAATCGTGCAGGATTTGAACAGGTCAAGCAACGTGTCAACCAACATTTTTCACGTGTTGCGGAAAACTCCTGCTTCGGACAGAATCCGCCAAATCGCTATTTCCACTGGTGTGCCTATGCCTATGTTCTGAGCAAGAAGGGTGCAAAGAAAGTTCTGGAGATCCTGAAGGCAAGAGATGGCTACTGGACAAGTGCGGATCACATGCTGTGCAATCCTGTTGAAGTGATGAGTATGTATTTTCTGGATCCACTTGTCGCTGGGTGCTATCAGGACGATGATCCTAGATATCAGAACTCGGCATTCAATGATTTTAGTCGCGTGGATGGATTTGACAGTGATCTCTGGAATAATAAGGAGAGTTTTCTCGAAGCAGAGGCGAACGCCGCGGCGGCGGTGACAGCCCCTCTGTCCATTGAGCAGGCACTTGTGGATGCACGTGAACATTGCATTGGTTCTGAATCTGTTGAAGTTTCTAAGAAGGAACTTATCACTGAAATGAATCCTATGTGGACACGCTTAGCCTCGGCAACAAGTCCAGAGGCGGCTCGTGACGTCGCCTTTGAACTACTTGAGGGCTGGAATGAGTCCTGGTGGACACGTTCCGATCTTTCTGTGTTTTTAGACGCCTTCAAGTGTAAGACATTTGCGGGACTTCCGTCAAAGGATAAGCTCCGTTTTCTCTTAGATAAATGGCAAATGATGTATCCCACGGCTCCTGCGGGAACACCGGATGTAAGCGGATTTATCCGCGGCTTTCTAGAATACACTCCGTCTTTGCCGCAAGTCTATGCAAAAAAGGGACGACGTGTCTTGTCTGTTCCTGGAACGAATCTAGAACATTTATATGAGGCAACGTGGCTTCAGGAACTCGTGGGTCCAAATCAATCATTAAGTCTGGAAGGGATAGACTTTTCAGCAGAAGCACCTGGGGATCAGCCGATTGTCCTGATCGCCAGACCTCACATGGAACAATGGCACAGAATGTTGAAGCGATGGAGCGATTCTGGATCCAAGTTCTACGTGATTCATTTATCCGACGAACTTGCAAAGGATTCACTGGAAATCTATGGACTTTCTGGATGCTTGGGCATCGTCCGAACGTATTGTCGTCCTGATCTTGAACCGTATATGTCAAAGGTTGTTATTATTCCTCTCGGATATCACTGGACAAAGGGAACTGGAATCGATGAACCTGAACTCCGCACACCTCGCCTTCCGTTCCGCGAACTGAACTGGTCATTCTATGGAACAAACTGGAACGGCCGCGAGGAGTCCATGAAGAATCTCTCACTGATTCCCAATCACAGTCTCCGCTGGTACAAGGAATGGAATGACCCTACAAATCTTGGAAAGGAGGAATATCTCTCACAGTTGATGAACAGTCGTTTTGTACCTACGCCTGGTGGTGTAAATCCTGAAACGTATCGGTTCTATGAGGCACTTGAGTGTGGATGTATTCCTGTCTATGTTCGCCAACCTGGCGATGAAATGCTTTTTACGTCTGTCTATACACGATGGTTTCCGATTGCAAATCTGGCTACATGGGATCATGCCGCGGCACTTATGTACCAACTTCTTCAGGATCCCCCACTTATGGAGAGATACAGATCTACACTTCTGCAAGGATATGTCCGTTGGAAGAGAGAGTTATGCTCCCACGTAAGGAAAATACTCGCACTTGAATAGAGAGAATGCATGGAGATCCAGGACCTGTCTTAGAAAAACACAAACGATACGGTTCTCTATATAAAAAAAATGAGTTTTTCTGGGGACTCGGCATTGAATGTGAAAGTTATTTTGAAATGTCAAAACGCGTAGAGGTAAAAAAAGAGTTCATCTTAAATCAACATAAATCTGAGCGGTATAGTGTTGATTACTATTCAAGTTATGAACCTGCGCTATTTGAAGCGGCGTTAAAGACATTGACGGCGAAAACAGATAGTATTGCGTTACCTCTTTTACTAAACTCACATGTGTTAACAAAGACAGATAAGTTTCTGGAGCATAAGACTCTCTATAAGAAAAATACACCTCCTAATCCTAAGTTTGTTGGCTATACTTTATTTGAACGTCTACAGAAAAAAAATCCTTCTTTTTTTCTAGATACTCATGAAATAAAGTTTACATTTGACGGCGATAGCATTGAGATCATGACGCAAGATTTTTATAGGGCAACGGTCTCTTCGGTGGTTAGAGAGTTTACGGAATCACGAAGATCGTTTATTGATGCGATGCAGTCTATTTTCAAAGAGAATCAACTTCTTACCGATTACGGAACAGTGCAATGGGCAAAGGAGAACTATGGGCTTGCGATTATGGCAACAAATCGTGAGAATCTTGCAATCTTTAATAATGGCACCTATCACATTAATCTGACATTGCCGACTCAGTTAAATGAGGAAGGAAAAATAAAAGACTATCCACTCTTTGAAAAACAGCATCGCGCACTGATTCGTCTTGTACAGTGGCTTGAGCCAGTTCTTGTGGGGAACTTCGGATCACCTGATATTTTATCTAAACTGAGTCCGATGTATTCTGCAGGATCTCAGCGGGCGGCAATGTCTCGCTATATTGGCCTCGGTTCCTACGACACGAACAAAATGCCACGAGGAAAAATCCTAACCGTGGATACAAATACAGTTAGGTCCACGTGGTACACTCAGTATCATGAGGAATCGGGATATAAGTCATTGAACACAATCGGTCTTGATATTAACTACAACAAACACTGGAATCATGGGATTGAAATCCGATTCTTTGACTGGTTTCCAGAGGGCCGTCTATCGGGTCTTCTACGATTCCTTGCCTACGTCTCTGATATTGCAGTGGATGAGGGTGACGTGCTTGATCCGCTGGAAAATAAACTCTGGAATGCATGGATGACTCGTGTGATTCGGCGAGGCGGAGATGCTGGCTGTAGCGGTGAGGAAGCTGCACTCATGACGAAAGTCTTTTCTGTTGAGTGTAAACCTGAAAAAAACCTTTCTGTGTTTTTTGCTGATTTTTACTGTACACTCGCTAAGAAATGGAAAGGAAAGGGTGCATGCTCAAAGTACTTCTTGGGTGACGAGGTGCCACCTCTTCCTGTTCTGAAAGAAGAACCGATTATGAAAAAACCAGTGTCCTTCCTCAATGATTTCATGGGATGGTTATTTAAAAAATAGTTATACACTCATTGATCCTCTGTCTTGCAGTGATCTCTTGCAGACTTGAGGTGTAAAAAAACAGTGTTCGCAGTGTTTTTTGTGAGGACTTATAATAAAGAGACTTGTGCCAAATGTAACCCTTCTTGAATGTGACGATTTTCTTAGGGGTTCTATATAACTACAATCAGGTTGTTCTTCTTTCTTTGGAATGCGGATTGTGAGCCGCTCCATCTATCTTACGTAGAGGTAAAACATGTTAGACACTTACGCCAGAATGGGGTTGGTTGAAGTGGCGGCGCTGACGGTAGAGTTTCGGCATAAGGCTTCCGAGTTTCATAGAGTTTACACCATTCCTTGAAGGTATGCTTATTGGACATCGATAGATTGCACTTCACACAAATCGGGTATAGATTTTCCAGATTTGTGGGACCTCCTTTTGATTCTGGAACATCATGACCACACTGAAAGTTAAAGACTGTAATCGTATTGTGACACCAGGTTGTCATACACTTTGTCTCAAACACTTTTCCGTGCCGTTGAATCCATACCTGTTCGCGGAGTGCAGCGGAGATTTTCTGTTTTCTTTGTCCTTTTTCAGGAACTTCTAAGATTGAGTTCATCACGAATCTCGTCTGCATACTTCTTATTAGTTGTAGGTTCTTTATCCTGCTTTGCATTCTCTACTTATCACCAGCTATCTAAAGTGAATGTGGTATGGTTTAGGAGATGCAATCAACACCCGAAGTCATCAAGAGTATTCAGTCTCAGATAAAGATTTCGGATGTGCAGAAGAAGTTACGATTTATGTTAGTCTCAACTCACCTTCAGCAGTATACGGGCTACAGTCGTGTAAGTCACAACATCATTCAGCAACTCGCCAAGAATACGAATCTTTCACTGGTTCATTTTGGATTTCAGAGGCACCCTCAGGCCAAGGCAGATTATCGTGAGTATCCGTCAGGCATTGACGTGATTGATGCGGCGGCGGCAGAGGCTGCGGCTGTTACAGCGGCTGGGGCGAATCCGCAGCAGTTCCAGGGATTCGGATTTGAACAGTTGCCTGGCGCCATCGCTGCAAAAAAGCCTGATGTGATTCTGATCTATAACGACATGTCCATTGTTGCCAAGTTTCTTGAGGAGATTCGTAAGTCAGGTCTACCTCGTACCTTCAAGATCTGGCTCTATGTTGATCAGGTCTATACGTGCCAGATGTCCGGCTACATTGACATCATCAACCGCGATGCGGACCGCGTGTTTGCCTTTACAAAGTTCTGGAAGAAGTGTCTGAAGGGACAGGGCGTGAATCGCCCGATTGACATCATTACGCATGGATTTGATTCAAAGTTGTATTTTCCTATGGCAAAGGACGTGGTTCGGAAGCAGATGGGATTGCCGGCAAATGCCTTTATTCTACTGAATCTGAATCGGAATCAGCCGCGCAAGCGCCTTGACTTACTGGTCATTGCGTTTGTGGAACTGATTGTCAAGAACCCTCAGAAGTTGATTCTGCTGATGTGTGTCTGTGACAAGGGTGATAAGGGTGGTTGGTGGCTGCACGAACTCTTCAAGCGGGAACTGGAGATCCGTGGTGTCAATCCGAAGCAGTTTGAGGCGCGTCTACTGATCACCAATCAGGATATGACCTTCCGTGATGAGGAAATCAATCTCTTTTACAACTTGGCCGATCTAGGTGTTTCCACGGCTGACGGTGAGGGATGGGGTCTCTGTAACTTTGAGCAGATGGGATGCGGTGTTCCGCAGGTCGTGGGTGATATCGGGGGATTCAAGGAGTTCTGTACATCCGAGAATACGAATATGGTAAAACCGAAGTTCCGTTATTATTTGCCGATGGTCTTTTCGCCTGTGGGTGGCGAGGCGGAGGCCTGTGATCCTCATGATGTCTGTTGCGCGATTGAAGATTATATCTTTGATTCTGAGAAGCGAGAGCGTCACGGCAAGGCGGCTCGTGAGACGGTTCTTGGATTTACCTGGGAAAAGGCGGTGTCTCAGCTTGTGAAGCGTCTCATGGAGGAATATCAGTCACGGGATGATGACGAGTGAGGTCAAGGGCATTGTTTTTTCCACCACGCGCGAGCGGAGGCAGTCTTCTTCGCTTTCGTGACCAAATCAGAATCTGTTGTGTGATATGTTTTACCACACAACAAGAAACTATGGACGCGTGCATATCCCCACTGCTGCTCCGTGGCCCCAGGACGATGTCCAGTGCGCCATGCGGCCATTCCACGATTGTAGGATTCCTGGATCGGTCCCAGCGGAACTCCAGTCGCCTCAGACTTTTGCTTCAAGGATGTTGCATCAGGAAAGAGTTTCCGCCATTGCATAGTGTAACTGGATGTTTTACGGGTGACTCCGCGATCCGTTTTGAATCCCTTGTAGGCTCTCGGATCCTTCCAATGAAAGGAGCCAAAATGAGCGATTTCCTTTTTCCGTGCGGCCTTCTTTCGTGTAGATAGACCTCTATAGTATTTGGGTGGCCAGAATGCTAAGCGCGCCATCTATTCGGTAAGATTTTTTTATGCTTGGGTAGACGATGTCAGGGAGACCTTCCGCAACAAATGTAGTTTTGGGCTTACAGCAAAAGCCTCCTGAAAAGCCGCCTGTTCTTACACGATCTGGATACGAGGTCGGTGAAGCCTTTCATGCCTATCAAACGGCTCTGTCCGAACAAGGTGCAACTGCAATCGGACGGGCCTTTCATTTTGCCGCCGACTTAATCTGCAGCGGTGGCCTTGATCTTTGGATCAAGGCCTGTTGGGATCATGCGATCTTTCACGTCGGACTCGCGTCCCCTCGTGTCTTTGTCTATCTGAAAAAACGTATCTCCGAACTTGGCGCTCTGGTAAAACGACTTCCACATGAGACTTTGTACAAGGACGAGGAGTTTCAAACACGGATTTCCGAAGTGATTCTGATTTTGAATGGATGTCCTCGTCGTTCCTGTCTCAAATGGCCAGTGGTGGATACCACTACACATGTCGACGCATGGCTCTATAAAATCAAATCGGCTCCTGAAGTTGCTGCGGTCACTCGCATCTGGAAACAGGGAGTGGATATGGATGAAATGCGATTTGCGGCTTATGAAATCGTCAAATGTTGTACGGAGTTTGCAACTGAAAAGGCGCTCTTTTGGGTTCGCTGGCTTCTTGAGGAGGATAGTCTCGTCAGGAAAAACAATCAAGGTGTCGGACTCACGACGATGGAACGCGGTCCTGCCCATTTGACTGGAAAGAAGCGAACGGACATTGGATACTATTTGCTCGGAGTTCTCGCAGAAGTCTATAAGGAACTGGCGGCCAAACAACTAATCCGTATGCACGAAGAGTTTCAAACTCTCATTGAGATTTGGAGAAGTTCTGACATTAGTCTAACTCAGAAACAACGGAGAGAGATTCTGGGAATCATGATTCTGATTGTCGCAGAAGTTCCGCGCTGGAAAGTTCCAGCCGCCCCTTCCCTTGTGAAGGATCCTGTCCAGTTGTCTAGAGCCGTCGCGCAAGGCTACAGATTTTTTGATGAAGTTCTAGTCTATCCTCCCTGCACGGGAGCCCTCAAACCTGGAACAAAACCTCGTAAACCTAAGCCGATTCTTACCGACGGTGCAAAGAAACAACAATCTCTTGAGGATCATCTTGCTGCCTATGATTCCGTAGTGAACTCATATCTCGGACTGGAATAAATTTGAAATTTGAGGGGACTCAAAGGGCGAGTACAAAGAAAACAAAATGGCCTCTATTCAAGATCTTGTGAAGCGCTTGAAGGAGGCAAGTCATGCATATTATAATACTGGCGTCATGATCATGACGGATGAGGAGTATGACGCTCTGCGTGATCAACTTGAGGCGGCTGACCCCGATCATCCGTTTCTTCATGATGTGGGTGCAGTCCCTGATGGAAAGTCCTGTAAACTTCCATACATCATGGCCTCTCTCAATAAGATAAAGCCTGCGACGGGCAGCGTAGCGGCCTTTGTCCAGAAGGCGACCATAAAGGCGTGGTTCGTGTCGGAGAAGTTGGATGGCATTTCTGCCCTCTGGTTCAAGAATCGTCTCTATCTGCGTGGCGATGGAGAAACGGGTGTGGATGTCACTCATATGGCTATGTATCTCAAGGGACTGGTCGCAACGAAGTATGCGGTTCGTGGAGAGTTGATTGTTCCACGGAAGGTTCTGCCTTCGGGAACTCTGGCTCGGAGTTGGGTGA